GATTGGGCTTTGCTGGTCTTTACAATCATTCTTATGAACCAAATGCGGATTGGAAGAGAGACCATGTAAATATGATTATGGAGCATTTTGCTATTAAGGATATTGCTGCTGGAGAAGAGATAGTAATTAACTATGGTGAAGAAAATATTTGCTTTGATGTTAAATAGTAGTAGAATTAAATAAACCGCCATGGTTGCTCTGTTTCTTACAACAACCATATCATGCTATGATGCATTTTCTATTATTGGTAGACTAAGTAGAGTAGTTGGTTTAACAAATCAACAAAGAATAGAAATCGTTCAAGTTATTAAGCAATCAATTCCAACTTGTCCTCTAATCATAAAACCAAATGACACAAAAAGAACTTCAGGCACTTGATTTGATGTTGGAAGATTTGCAAACAAATCACCCAGAAATTAGGACGATTGCCAAAAAGTTACAATGTGAAAAAGAACTTGAAGCATTGAAAGTGAATATTCTCGAATATCTTTATGATTTGAAAGCTTATCATAATCCATAAAATGAATTCAACATACATTTACTTTATTATTTTCTTTTGTGTTGCTTATCTGATTATTACAGACCAATCAGTAGCAAGGGCATTTTATATGCTTACTCAACTGGCAAGAGTACAATACGAAAAGACAAAGTGGTGGATTCTTCATAATCCTGCAAACCCTATTGTGAAGTATTTGATGTGGAGACGCTCATATAAACTTGCAAAGGAATTGATGGATGAGTTAGAATCGAGAAATAAATAATCATTATCTGAATAATACATATGCTCTCCACTCAGTACAGACTTCGCGTTGAAGCAATCTGCGAAAAAATTGTAAAAGGAGAAACCGTAGAATTAAGTGAGATGATTTGGGTAGAAAAGTTGTCAAAAGCAAATCGTTCTGCAGCAACACTTTTAAGGCAAGCAAGACGCCGTGCTGCTAATCCTAATATGCAGGAAGGTAGTCTAGACGATTTTATGAATGCTCTTGATTTGGGAGATCCAGATCCATCAAATCATCGCACAGGATTTAATGGTGCTGATGATATTATTGATTTCTTTACAGGTGACAAACCAGATGACTGGAGACAACGTGACTAGATAATGTAAGCCTCTTAAAAGGTATGACTGGAATAAAAATCCAACCGAATACAATGGTTTTAGTATTAAATTCTTCTTTTGAACCACTCAATCTTACGAGTTGGAAAAGAGCAATCGTATTACTACTTAAAGAAAAAGCACAAGTTCTATCAAATCGGGTAATTCGCCTTCTTGATTATGTAAAGGTTCCTTTGTCCAAAATTGTCGCTCAAAAACCATCAAGGGCAATGATTTATAAAAGAGATAATCATACCTGCCAATATTGTGGTTCAACAAAAAAACTTACAATCGACCACGTAATTCCAAAATGTCGTGGCGGTCAAGACACTTGGGAAAATCTTGTAGTCGCTTGTAGTTCTTGTAATACTAAGAAAGGTCATACTTTGTTAGAGCAAACTGGTATGAAACTTGCAAGAAAACCAAGACCTCCTTACAACAAAATGCAATTTATCTTGAGCAATACTTCCATTCAAGAGTGGAGAGAATATACATTCTAAGTATAGTTATGTTAAGAATTCCTGACAAATCACATAGATAGTGGTAGAATAGTAAGGTCATAAAAATGAACTGAAAATTATTTGTTATGATATTCTTTGTGCGTGGAGGACATTATGCACAATTTAATTTCGTTTAATCAACTTTCGGGTTGGCAACATCTTGAAAAAACTATTGATGAGTTTAAAGAAAAACAAGATTTGATGAATGATTATTTTGAATGTCTAACTGAATGTGATGAAAATAGTCAAAGTTGTAGGCGAATATGTAGAAAACTTTTAACAACATAGACCAGTTTAAAAACCGTCCACTCACCCTTGACTTTCGCGGTCAGGGGTTTTATAGTAGGCTCATACAAGTCAAGAGCAATGACCTACAAAGCACGTCTCAAAGTTTCTTTCGACACAGAATGGACTCCTAGTTATATTGGGTCTGGAATCTATGATGATGAAACTCTTCCTGAGGAACATTATACCTTTGAGATTCCTTGTGAAGATATTAACAGCATTCAACTCTTTCGTTTCTTTGGAAATATTGCCCGCACGATGGGACATAATGAAATCGGTATTATGAAAGGTGCTTGTTCGCTTGCATTTAATGATATGCGTAGTGAAGAGGATATGCGTAAGGTTGCTGAAGAGTATGAGATGAAACTGTCAGAGGATTATGCAAAAGAGTTTCGTAAGTTGGGGGATGAGATTTATGATCTGAAAGCAAAACTCTCACGCTGTCAGCAACCTGATAATCCAGACTATACTGAAGAAGAAATGGAAGCAATGACGGCAGAGCAGCATAAGGAATGGAATGGTATTGTTCCTGGTAGTAATGCTGCTGTAATGATGGGTTGTAAGTGTCCTGTAATGGATAATGAAGATATGCCCGATGGCCGTAAGTGGGTAAATGGTGATTGTCCTCTGCACGGTAAAGCAAAATGAAACCAAATACCTATGTTATAATGGTACGAGCAGTGGAAGAGGGTGCCTTGATGGGTTATCGTATAGCATTCAAGCACACTGAAACACCCACAGAAGACGCAATAGTTCAATCAATCGTTGATAATGTAATGCTTTCTGTGAGTGAGGTTTTTGTATTTCAGGAACAATCTACGGGGGATAGTTATAAATGACTACACGAGCACAAGAGTTTATGAATGCAGTATGGGAGCATCGGAATAATGGTGCTGATACTGAAGAGAAACTTGTAGCAGCAATTCTTTTTATTGCTGCAGAAAATATTCAGTTTTATAACGCACAAGATGGTAGAATTGTTTTGGATAAAAACGATATGATTCAACTTGCAGAGGAATTAAATCAATGAAACTAATTCAGTTCGGTATAAGAAATGACTATGGTAAAGAGTATTATATGACTCTTCTTACCACAAAACGATACTCACTTCTTCAACTTGCTTTTGATTATGGTGAGTATGGTAACTGGATTGAATGGCCTTATTTTCAAATGAGTATGGGATATGGTAGGTTATTCTCCTTTCTATTCTCTATTGGACGAGTAGGTTTTACTTTTGATATTGCTGGTCGTAACTGGCGTGATGAGTTGTTTTATGTTCAACCTGAAGAGGTAAAAAGTTGATGAAAATCCCACTCAAAGCAATCACAGTCACATACACAAGAACTCTCACAGTTACTCCTACAAAAGAAATGTTTGATGACTGGGAGGATTATCCAGACCAAGAAGCATTTGAGAGTTTAGTGCTTAATGAATTGTTTGATAAAATCCATTATGAGATGGGAGGACCAGCAAATCCTATGCCTTACACTAATGTAGAACAGTTTGAAGATGTTGAGATTGACTGGGAGGGTGAAGAAGCACTATGAAACTTCCATATGTGCTAAAATCGTGGTATTATCATATCACAGGATACTGGGAGAAGAAACTACCACATCTTCCTGGTGCTAATTCTAAACAATTTTGGAACATCATTAACGGTAATTGATTATGATTGACCCAGAAAAACCAGAATGGCCACTACCAATAGGACTTGTTCTTATTATGATTATTTCTCTTATTCTTGCTTTAACAGGAAATCTACCAGACGGAGTTTGACTATGGTTGAAAAAGTAAAGTTTGTATCAGTCACCCGTGTGATTGATGACCGCAAAGGTATTCATTATCTTGATGCTGTTGATGTGGATGGACATCACTGGTATGCCGAGATGGATAACAAGCAAGAGAAATGGTTAGTGTATTCTAAACTCTGGACCCGAGACCCTCAACAACCTTATGATATATGAAGAACTATCGCATCAAAAAAGTAACAGACGGACACTCAACCAGATACTACCCACAACACAAAAGATTTGGATTGTTCTGGTATAATATATTTGTAGACGAATATAGGGATGGTGATTATTCTACATTTGAAGAAGCACAGTGGCACCTTTGTAACTTTTTGAGAGAACCTGTGGTAGAATACCTTGACTTTGAATGTGGGGAAAACTGATGACTGAACTTCTTTTATGTAAGGATTGTAAGTGGTATCGCAAGGATTGGGTTTCCCATATTCTCAATGGAACTCATCATTATGATACTTGTGCCTCTCCAAATACAACACAAAATCCTGTGACTGGTAATGAAAATAGGTTTTGTGATATGTTGAGAGCAGAACGATGGAAAGAACTTGATTATTCTTGTGGTCCAGAGGGTCGTTATTGGGAGGCACGGAAATAATGAAAGTTTATGATTACCGAATTGTAGAAGACCTCAATTTGAAAACTTTGAAACCTTATTTTTATATTCAATATTATCATCTTACTGAAAAAAAGTATTATCCCTACTCAAATGATACATTCCAAACACTTGAAGAAGCACAAGAAGCAATACGACTACTGAGAAAATACAACGAACCTGTATATCATTATGTGGAGTGAGAAATGACTGAAGAATTGTATAAAACACAATACCCAGCAGTTAAAATTGGCAATCCAAAATTATCTAACTGGACTTGCTATATGTTCGGCAATCGTCCTGGTGGTGTTGGAATAATGTATACTCCAGAAGAAGGAAGAGTGCCTAATAGGTTTGTGAGGTTTATGATGAAGATTTGTTTTGATTGTAAATGGGTGAAGAATGACTGAAATTGAAGAAGTAAAAGCACAAATCAAAATGCTTGAAAAGAAACTCTCATTCTTGGAGGAACTGGAAAAAACAAAATCACCAGTAGAAGAAGCATTTAAGGATAATTATGGGGTTTATCCAAATGAACTGAAAACTACTGATGATTTCAATTGCTGGAAATCTTTTAAGAGAGGTTATAATGCTGCACAAGAGGATTATAAGGTAGGAGAGTATCAAGAAGAACAAAAATGGGATGCTGTCCGTGAGAGTGTGAAATGGTGTGAGGAAAATCCCGATAAAGACCCATTAGATTGGTTGAAACCACAAACACCAGAAGAAACAGAAAGAGGAATGAGGACAGCATTTAGAGAGGCACAACAAACAGAAAAGTGGAAAGAACTTCAAAGAAAGATTGATGAAGAAGATAATGATAAGAACTTCAAGAACTCTCTTGACCTTATCAAAGAATGGGGAGAGAAGAACAAACCACTCACTCTAAAAGAACTCCTGTGGGAATGGTGGGAGGACATTTTTACTGTTGATAGTGATTTAGATGCTGATGCTTCTATTGATGTTCTTGTAGATAGGATTGCTAAAGAGTTTATTCCACCTTCAAGTGATAGAAACAGTTATGAGTGGGAAAAGTGTTTGAAAATGATGAGAGGTAATTTGAGGTAGATAAATAATAGTGCCTGTAGGTCGCATTATAGGTAGAGAGGGAGCAGAAATGCTCCTTTTCTTGTATAAATAGTATTGCGACCTATAGAGTAGAACTATGACTTCACAAAGTCCAAGAATATACTTGTATAAAATTACCTTTGAAGAAGTTCCATATTACTATTATGGAATTCATAAGGAAAAAGCATTTGGTGAAGAGTATTGGGGTTCTCCAAAAACAAACAAGTGGTGTTGGGAACTTTATACTCCAAAGAAACAAATACTTCAACTTTTTGACTTTACAGATGAAGGGTGGTTGGAAGCAAAAAGAGTTGAGACAAAAGTAATAAAACCATTTCTCAATATGGATAAATGGTGTCTAAATGAAAATTGTGGTGGAATTGTTTCGTTAGAAGTTTTGAGAGGAAGTGGTAATAAATGTTATGAACTTGGATTGGGAGTTCATTCATTAACCAAAGAGCAAAGAAGTGAAAATGGTAAAAGAACTGGTAAAATTTATGGAAAAATTGGAGGTAGAAGAGCATATGAACTTGGAGTTGGTGCCCACGGAAGAACAAGAGAAAAAATGAGTGAAGATGGTAAAATAGGTGGTAAAATTACATATGAAAATAAAATAGGAATACACGGAAGAACCAAAGAAGAAATGATTGAAAGTGGAAGGAAATGTGGATATAGAACTTATGAACTCGGTATTGGTATTCACGGGCAAAGTAAAGAACAAATGACTGAAAATGGTAGAAAGGGTGGTAAAATTGGAGGTAAAAATGTAGCATCACAAAAATGGTTGTGTTTAGAAACAGGTCATATTACTAATGCTGGGGCACTTACTAACTATCAAAGAAACAGAGGTATAGACACTTCCAAGAGAAAAAGAATATCATAAGGACACTTCGCAAACTGGAACAAGGGCACTTGAACTCTGTGCCCTGATGCCTTATAATACTCTCATACACACAGAAACCTGATGACTGCCTTCACATACAAAGGATATGGTAGAATTTACACCAATCCCGAAAACATAGAAGAAGTTGAAACCATTATCAAAGAACTTAGTGAGTTTGAATGGAGTTATTATCCTGAAGGACTTGTAGTATCTTGGGACAGGTATCCAAATGTAGAGTATGTTGGGAAATTTGAACTTGATGAAAATAAGTTCAAAGAAATCTGTAAAGAACGAAACATTCCTGTTTTTGTCTTTGATGCTGGTGAGGATTATAATACTTTTGGGTATTGTAAAACTTTGAATAAAGAAGAAATCAAAGAACTTTCTTATGGGAACTTACGATAATGCCTTTCTTTCCTGACTGCTATGATGAGTGGGGACTTTATAAGTTTACCTATGATGGAGACCACAAGATGTATGAAATGCTATTTGAGGGTACTGAAGAAGAGTGTCGTCAATATGCTTATGAGAATTATACTGATAAACAGCAAACTGATATGTGTTTGATGGATTGGGAAGCAAGGGAGTGGAGTGTATGACTGAACGCAATTTTACCAAAGAACTCCTATACACATGCTATGCTGATATGGAGAATGGAGATGATGTTGAGAGTATTGACTATCGTTCTCTAATTCACATTATCACCGAATTGTGTGATAGAATAGAGCAGTTGGAAAAGGACAACGAACTCCTGAAATCTTATGCTTGGGAACAATGACTCTTGAAGAAATCCTAGAAGAATACGGACAGGAAGTATTAGACATCTACTACGAACTCTTCCCAGATAAAGACATTACAAAGTTTGGTGATAGGTTCTGTGGACCTGTTGGTGAATATTCTGATTTTGTGTTAGACTGCTACTACTCAACTGGTAGTGATGAACTTGATGAAACAATTGAGTCATTTGAGAGTGGAGTCTTTCAAGAGTATTACTACTACGATCATAAAACCTCAACCGCATTCGTATTTTATAATGAACGATGATATGCCTTGGGTGATTGGATTGACTGATGAGGAAATTCAAGAACTCCGTAGTAAGAAACAAGAACTCACACAATATGGAAAGGAGAAAATCCGAGAACTTATGAATGATGGTAAGTTGAGGTTTTATGATAAAGGAAAAGAAACTCTCACAATTGATGATAGTTCTTGGGGAAAAGTCCAAACACCAGAAACACAATTGCACATCAAAGAAATGACTCACGAAGAAATGCTTGAAGAAGCAGCAAAACGAGAAGCAGAAAACAAAGCACTTGAAGCATTGGAAAAACTACAGAATGAAAATGGTGATGCTCTTCAACAACTCGCTGACATTGAAAAAGAGGAAAGAATGACTGAAGACGAAAGAATCAAAGCAATGCAGATTGCTTGTGGTGCTGTAGGAAAGTATTCTGATGCTCTCAAAGAGCTTGCTAAAACTGAAAAGGAAGAGTTGAAAGCAGAGTTGGAGGCAAAGAAGAAAGAAAACTTCCAACTGGTTGCTGATGCTTGCATGAAAGAATACGAGCAAAAGTATGGTCGTGATGTATTCCCAGTGGATGAACATTGGGTGTATATGATTGCTGAATACTTTGGCACAGGTGAAGGTCAAACTACCTGTATCATGATGACACAGGCAAATGCAGGTGAAAAGGAAGATTTTGAAAAGGCCAAGAGCAAGTATGTTCCAGTCACAAGCAAACAATATCGTGCTGTAAGAAAGTTTCATAAACAATTTGGCACTTGGATGCTGTATGGTCTAAAGTTTCTCAGTAAAGAAGATTTTCTAACTGAGTGTGCTTATTTCCTTCCTCCAGTGATGATGAAACTTTCTAATGCCAAGTGCTCCAAAGAGTTTTATACCGAAGTTCATTATAATTTCTCATAATATGGTAGAATCTTTAATTGCTGGACTTACTTGTGGAATTGCAACTTTTTATGGGGTTGGTGACGGATTCCACGGTCAAATCACTGCAAATGGAGAAAGATTTGATGCTTATCGTTGGACTGCAGCTCACCCATATCTTCCGATGGGAAGTAGGATTAGAGTTACAAATCAAGACAATGGAAAACAGGTAATCGTTCGCGTCAATGATAGGGGTCCATATTCTCATGCAGATATTGACTTAAGTTATTCTGCATTCGCTCACATTCAACCAACCCGTAAGGGTAATGCTACTGTTTGTTATCGTGTAATCGGATGAAAAAACTATTTGCTATTGTTTTTATTATTTTCTCTTCTCCTGCTTTCGCACAAGAGACTAAAACTTATCGGCCATTCCGTTATGAAACTCCATGTTTGTTGGAGGCAGGTAATGAAACATATTCTGACACCTGTGTAGTGATTGAAACTCGCGAAACCGGTGGAGCACTTCGTACTCGTAACATTTTTTCTAATAAATTTGCTCTGACAATTAAGGGGCGATTTGATAGAGAAAGGGGTTATATGACCTGGGACAGTCATAACAAATATGAATATAAATGGAAATATAAAGTTGGTGGAGTTGGTGATGTAGGTGCATGGACTTATGTGATGCCTGGATTTCTTGTTCAAAATGTTTCTTGGGATTGATAAATGAAAATAATTAAAAATCTCTTATCGAAAGAATTCTGTAATTACTACTTGTGGGAAATCAAAAAAAAAGAACAAACTCCGGTTTGGCAGTCTAGTACTGTATTTTGGCCGGAGGGAATTAAAAATAATATTAATGGATCTTGTATTGTCACAAGCACAGGTGAAGAAATTAAAAGTCAAATTGCCAATTTAATCGCTCCACATATTCCAGAGGTTGAATGTGATATCACTACTTGGTTTAATGTTTGGCAGTATAATTCGGGTATTTCCAAACATACCGACCATGGATACGTTTTTGCAATGACAATTTACTTGAACGAATATTGGGATGTTGACTGGGGTGGAAATTTTCTTTATTACGATAAAGAAATTGATTGGAATAATCGAGAAGAAAAATATTTGTCAGACCACAAAAATTGGAAAGTGGTAATACCCGAAATGGGAACCGCAGTTTTAAATGATAACAGAACCTTACATTTAGTTACTCCACTTTCTCCCCAATCCCCGCAGTTGAGATATACTGTTCAGATATGGGCTCATGAGAAAAAAAAATGAATCAAAATGAAAAGACAAAAATATACTACAACGTCTGGTGCTGTGCTTACCAACGCAGAGGACTATATAGAGGAACAGACAGGGAACACAGAGAGCATGAAACCGTGCGTATGTGCCTTGACATGAAAGACGTAAAATTCTATCATTTTGATACAGAAAAACCGCATTATCTCTAATGATATTCTCTAGACCAATCCTAGGAACTAATACCAAGAAAACCAAACTATCTTGGTTTGAATACTACTGGCACTCTTGTTTCATTCAAGGATGGTACAATTGCTGGTATGCCTTTCAGAACTGGGCCGATTTAATATGCAATAACTATCAAGACTATGCACTTCTTGTCTCTGATGACCCATTAGAGCAGTGTATTCTTTATTTCTGGGACAGTCTTGAAGATGAGATTTATCCCAAACACTTCTTGGATAGTTTGCTCCAGATGGTGGATGATATTGAGACTGGTAAAGAAAAAGTATATCCTATGGATGAGGACTTTATGAACCGATTGAAAGACCTTGTAGAAGATGTGGAGTTGGGTTAATGGGATTATTTGACTACGTTCGTTCTTCATATAACCTTGGAGAACACTTCACAAATGTAGAGTGTCAAACCAAAGAGATTGAAGACTGTTATAGTGGTACGATGTCTCACTTCTGGATAGACCCTGCCGGTTATTTGTGGTGTGGTGATTATAAAGGAACATCAACTTTTGAGACTATTGAGAAAGATGACCCACGACATAGCGATAAACATCTTTTCTTAAACTATGAATGGATTCCTACAGGACAGCACGGAAAGTATAGAGTTCATCCCATCACAAAATACGTGGAGATTTATCCAGCAGAATGGAACGGACACTATGATGATTGGCCACGTTGCAGAATCCACTTTAAGTGTGGTAGAGTGGTTGAGTACGAACACATCACCCGATGATTTCCACTGAACTGTTTCCATATGAAACTTTTGGTGTAAGATTAGAACATATGAATGAAAAGAAAATCTGTTGGTTTAAGGACGACTATGACTTGCAAAAATACCTAGAAAGGTATAAACTAGATACTAGGAAAACAAAGATTGATTATCGTGATGCAAAACCCACTGAGCCCAATAAAAAACACAAGAGAAAAGTGGAGCAAAAACCTAAACCAAAAGGTGACGGAAGTGCAAGTCCAGTTCGCAAACGAAAATCCAGCGTGGATTCCACTAGAAACACTACTCGCAATTCAAAATCTAAAAAATGACTAATCCACTGAAACTCAACGAAGAAGCACCTGCGTTTTCTTATACGCCAGAGGAACTATTCAACACTATTATGTGTATTGTGGCACACCCACATAAAACACTTACGGAGCACGATAAAGCACGAGCTATGGCAATCTTTGTCACATTCTCTGATTACCTTGACAACTATACTGAGAGCGACAATAATCATGGTCAAGTCATCTACGAATCAGACTCTACCGATTTTGAGGGATATGTGCTAGGATTGCTTGGCAAAAACAAACCGATGGACTTTTATCGAGTTGATGTCGATGAGTTGCTGAAATGAGTAGATTCGTTAAAAACCCAGACGAGATTGTGCTGGAGGATGTTCGTATGGTACACTATGAAACGATGGAAGAAGGTCGTGCAGTGTGGTTGGGAATCTATCTCAACAATGGTAAAATGTATCATCTAAACATTGGTGGGGACAATCTCTACGTTAATTATTCTGATGAAACAACTTAAAACTTGGTTTGAGAACTCTTGGTGGAATTGGGTCAATTCTATCAACTATAGGTTCGTACAATATAATGACAACATTGACCGTTGTGCATTTTTTGAGGAACTAAATTATGGGTGGTATCAGATGTATATCTATCCTTATGATGATTGGTATAACCTCACTATTAGTGAAGAAAGATTACTTCGTTTGGGTGAATTTCCGCAACAATATACATTTTATGTCTCAGAAGTAGATTATGATTATATTATGGAAAAAATTGAAAATCCAGACCCACCTACAGATGCTCTAAAAAAGTTATTTGACCGCAAAATACCTTGGAGTGAATTGTGACACAAGATGATAAACAAGCACTAAAAGAATTTCTTCGTGGTGCTGCTGGCGTGATTAGTGCCGTTGTAGTTGTTATTATTTTTATTGGTTTTATCTCTTGGGGTGATAGTCCAACAGAACATTCGCAAGAAACAAAAGTTGTTGGCACATATAAGGGATGTGATATAATCCAATGGCATTATGGAGCACTTGCCGAATACAAATACTTCTTACATTGTAACAACACAAGACCAGTTTATGAAAAATGATACAAGTAACTGAAAATGAAGACAAATCATTCACCATCACCTGGGATGAAACTTCTCCTACGGAAAGTATTCTCAACACCTGGACTGAAGAAGACTTTATCAAAGTCATTATGGACCGTGTGGAAGAACTGAAAAACAATGAACGACAAGACTAAACTCATTCTTGCACTAATACAGATTGATAATCTTACCAGTCTTTTAGAAGGTAATGAATATCAAGACTTTCTATACAGCAAACTGATTTCGACACAAGTAGAACTGAAGAGGCAATTAAGTCATTATGAGTAAACAATTTTATGACGACAATGCTTTCTATGTGGAGCAGAAAAAGTATGGATTATGGCAGTCACATTATCCTGACGGTGGTGGGATTATTACATCACTGACTGAAGAAGAATGTGTGAGAGCAACCCGTTGGTATTTGAAAGCAAAGCAAGAGGGTGAGTTTGACAAATCACCCGATAAAACTTATGATTCAACTGTTGGAGGAAAACTATGACTATTCGCAATTTTGTAGATAAAAATGGAAACTCTTGGGAGTGGGAAGAGACAGAAGAAACAGTAAAAGCAGTTCAAGAACTTGCAAAGTTTGCTGGCAACTATCCTGGGCCTTTGTATGCACCACATCCCAATCTAAAGAATGATAATGCGTCTAACACCTAATCAACAATTTTGGGCTAACATCTTTCGCTGTGCTGTTGAAAGGTCTAACATTTACTTCCAAGATAAAGACCTTGATAGACACGCACGAGAACACACAACTGTTGTATTAGCACTACAAAAAGGAGAGCAATTTTGGAAAGAACTACTGTAGAATATCCTTATCACGTTCTTGATAAAACTACTCCTTGGTATGAGTGGTTATGTTATTGTGAGATTTGTCACCAATTAAATGCTCCAGGACAACCATCTCTGGGGCGTTTTATGTCATATAGACGTTATTTGAAATCTGTTGGATTACTTGATAATGATTAAAAAGTTTATTAAATGGTTCTTCTCTCCAAATGAGAGACCTATTCCCGATGATGTATATTCCAAACTGATTGAGTTGCAAGAACGTGTTGAATTACTTGAATTAGAAAATGTAGAAACCAGTAATTGTCTCTATGAACTTTCGAATTCTATTGATGCAGTTGATGCTCGTATAGATATTCTGACTCTTGATAACTGGAAAAATGGGGATGTATGAATTAGATTCATTTGAAACTGCTCTTGCACATTTTGGAACGAGAGTGGATATTATTATAGCAATGGAAATGGGAGGCAAATTAGATGCTGACGCTGCTTACAAAAATATTAAAATGGAACTCAAAGAACTCAAGCGAGTTCGAAAGTCCATCAAGAAAGACAAGGATATGTGATAAGTGTGGAGTGGAAAAACCACTTGACAAGGACCACTATCAAGTTGTAAAATACTTTCGTGATGGTTTCTCTTACTACTGCCACGAGTGCTCTAAACCCAAACCCAAAGATTGATTATGGATTATAAAAAGTATTCATTGGAGCAATTATCTAACTGGGTTCACGATGCAATGTCTGCAAGTGAAGCAACACCACAGGAGATTTATGATGTGATTGTTGGTGTAGTAAAAGAAAACTATTACACTTACAAGCATCAAACATCTCAAGCATATGAACTTCTTGCACTTTTGAATAGTGGTGTTGACAATAACAAATATCAGGATTATCTAAATGAAATTTTGAGTTGTGATAAAGATGACCCTTCACCAGAATGTAAGGGTGCTTGGAGGGATTTTTGGGAAGATGTTAATAATTTGTCAGAAGAATCCAAACTTCATATAACTGAAGACGGAGACATTTATCCAGTAAAAGATAAAGTAGTAAAGTGGCAACTCCCTGTTCAGGTTGATGGTCTTACTGGCGATTGTTTCGTGCAGTTTCCTGATGATTTACTTGAGAGAGCTGAACTTAAGGAAGGTGATATAGTAGAATGGATTGACCGTGGTGATGGTAGTTTTGAATTAAGAAAAGTAACTAAACCTTTAGGAATGGATGAGTGTTAATTATGGCATTAAGTAAGCAAACTTTAGAACATATTTTGGAAGCAGAATCACATCTTCGTGCTGCTATTCGTGTTGCATCGACATCAGAAAAACCATTAGTTGTGAAACAATTATCACAACTTCTCCTTGACATGGAGAATTGTAAAAAAATTGAAGAACTGATGGATATGCTGGAAGATAGAAAACCTGGGAGTCGCGGTAATTTTGGTACATTCTTTAATGATTAAGAAGAGTTACAACACTCTTAAGACAACATTAAGAAATCGCATATCTCTCTTAAATACTGTTAGGATATGAACATAATCGCGGGAGCAAAAGTATGACCCTTTCATCAGGAAAACAAGCAAAACTTACTGATGAAGAATGGAAAGAAATGGCAGCACTTAAAAATGCCATCAATGAAAGACCTCAGGCAGTTCATCCAGAGAAGATGGAACAGTTTACTGAGTATCTTGTGCGAAGTATGAGAGAGATGGGTGGTTGATGGTTATTGGGCCCCTGAGAGTGTCCTAGTAATGTAAGCAACAACTCTCAAATGAGCACCCGAGCACGAATCGGTATTGAACTTAAGAATGGTTCTATCCTCTCTGTGTATCACCACTGGGACGGTTATGAGTCCTGGTTGGGTCGTATTCTCAAGACTCACTACAATACCAGACAACTTGCTGCCGAACTGATTGACGGTGGTGATATGTCTTGTGCTTGGACTGATGAGCGTTGGAATGATAGTGGTGTGAAGGGTTCTTATGGTCCCAACTATTATTCCTATCGCGGTGAAGATTCTCCCCCTCGTCTTGATGCTGACCTGTGTGAGTATTTGCTGCCTGATGGTGCAGAAGAGTATCACTATCTCTTCACAAATGGTGAGTGGGTGTGCTATAGTATGAACGCCTTTGAAGAGAAACTCCCTGAAGTTGTTGAAATCCCCTCTGCTGCTCTTCACGTTTGACCTATGAAAACTTCTACTACTCTTGCTGCTGCCTTTGTTGTTATTGTCCTTGCTACTGCTGGACTTCTCTTTGAAGCGTGGTTGCTTGGACTCATTCTGTCTTGGTTCAATGTATCTTTGACCTTCTGGCAGAACTTTGCTATCATTGCTCTTGCTAATTTGATTTTTAAAAATACTGGAGTTTCTTCTAAATGAACAAACAAAGCGGATTTATTGACCCTCCTGCTGTTCTTTTTATTGCTGGTGTGTTCTTAGTTGGTGGTCTCATCTTTATTGGTGGTCCCCAATATAATGTGTGGCAACAATCTCTTGCTGGTAAAGCAGAACTACAAAAGGCAGAATATACCCGACAGGTAGCAGTTCTGGAAGCACAAGCAAAGAAAGATTCGGCACAACAACTCGCTGATGCTGAAATTATCCGTGCTCAAGGTGTCGCAAAAGCAAACTCCATTATTGGGGATAGTTTGAAAGGTAATCCTGCTTATCTTCAGTATCTTTGGATTACTCAAGGTGAAGAGAACACCAGTCGAACTGTTTATATGGTTCCCAGTAATGGTGGCGCTCCTGTTCCTACTTTTGACATTCAACAAGCACCTGCTGTTAAAAAATGAACCGCAAGTACGTCGTCGCTGGATTGATTGGTTTTGCAGTCATTCTTGGTTGGAATGTCTTTCTAATCCAGCGTGATGAAAAACTATTCAAAGCATACTATAAAGAGACTGCTAAGCAAGAATATTGTAAGCAACAAGCAGGATGGCATCCAGATTGTAACGTAGAATGAGTATTGGACTTGGTATAGCAATCTATGCAGCACTGGTTGCATTTGTATCGTCGATTATGATATATTACTATAAGGTAATGTATCCTACTGAAGAAGCACAACTTAAGGAGAAATCCAAATGATTCCTAAACGACTCCGCGACCTTATTAAACAAGCAGAAATGGACAAAGTAGCAGAAGAGTTCTGGAAAGAAGTTGAGATTGAAGCAGCAAAACTTGAGGTAACCGTTGACTACTATCTCGCGGAGTTTTATTGATGACTTTTATTCTTGGTATGGGACTTGGTATCCTTTTGACTATTGGAACTTCACTTATTGTCGCTGCAGATGTTGACAACGACGACAACTAATCCTAAACTTAAGAGGTAATTTACACAAACAAATGGCACAAAAGTTTCTTTACATTCTTGACTACTTCGTACCAGTTTGGCAATCGGAGTACGGTGGTTTGCTTAATGTTATTGCAGAAAATGACGATGAATGTTTTGATATTGTTGTAGAATGGGATAACGAATGTTGGACAGAACATTATAGTAAACTGCGCGAGAATGTGATTAAGGCACCACGATTCGCTCTCGTAGAAAATGAACAATCTCGAATGGTGGAGGCATTTACAACCTGATGACTCACCACGTTGCTCACACTAATAAAATGGTGTTTGATTTGAAGACACAGTATCAAGAACGTATTGAACAACTGCAAAATAAAATTGTAGAACAAGAACACGAAATCTCACAACTGCAGAAGCAAATTGAGTATATGTCGCGAGACAAGTTCTATGATTGTTGAACTTCCAACATCTTTCTTTCATTCTCCACCAAACGGATACTATTATGAGTGTGAAGACTTCAAGCGAAATGTGGTTAGTATTTGGTTATGCAACACTTACAAGTTTGTCTATAATGGCGGTGTTCCAACTAGGACTATTCACTCCTTCTACAACACCAAGACCAGAGAATACTTCGCCCCCATCAATAGTAAAACCATCGGTGCTTGTGTAAATATCAAGGAAACGCGAAACTATACCGCGATGCCAATTAAACAATCTCCACTAGATGCGTTCTTTGTATGACCTATGAACCACAAGTCAATGATTATGTTGTGTGGAATAATGGAAAAGATGTAGAAGGTTGGGTGTACTTCAAGTGTGATGAATATATCACGATTGAGCGCAGTGTTCGTCCAAAAGATGAAGTCAATCTTGTATGCTGCCCTATTCACAGAAATGAAAGATTACTTGTGATTTGTTATAATAACCAGTGGGAACAACTTGAATACATTCAATCGCGCACATCAATCTATGAAGAAGAGCAAAACCTTTTGGCGGTTGCTAGCTAAATCACTAGGAGAAAAGGCAAGTAAATGTGATAAGGAGGCGGATAAGGTAGCACTTATTCGCCTTGTGATGTTTCTGTCTATTTTTATTACTAACTGCTTTATTGTAGCAAATGCTGTGAGGCATTGGAATGATAAAACAACAGTGCAGGTTGTGATTGATGGTTCTATGTTGCCTGATTACCAAACACCACCCCCCAGACCACTTAACAAACCACTTGAGTTTGAATAATACTAAATACCTAAAAAAGTATTTGTAACAATGGACTCCCAAGAACTTCGAAATCTTCAAGAAGCATATAACCAAGTTCATCAAGTTGAAGAAAATAATGATTTGTTTGACCACATTCTTGAATATCTGGTTGCAGAAGGATATGCTGACACAAATGAAGCAGCAATTGCTATTATGGCAAATATGAGTGAAGAGTGGAGAGATAGTATTGTTGAGTCGCCAAGATCTGTGGTTGGATCTACACCATCAGATGTTGTTAGAGATAGATTGGATGATAGAAGAGCATATCGTTCAAGAGTAACAGATGCTATGGCACAAGGAACGAGTCCAGTTGGATTGAGAAGGAGAGAACTTGCTCAACAAAGAGAAAAAGAATTTAATACGTATAGAAAGAAGCAGGACCAAGACCCTTACTACAAAATAAAAACATTTAAAGATATTCCTGGAACATTCCCTAAAAAATGAGTAATCTATGAAAACCTTTAAACAGTTTATAGAACAAACGCAAAAACCATCTCTTGTCCAGGCATTTTATTCGCTTGGAAAAGATCCTGGTGTTCCTGATAATCGTCAACCAAGGTTCAATCCTGGATTTAAGACTATAGATAAGGGTTCATATAAAGAACGCATGAATATGCCTTTAAAAAAGATAAGAGAGGCTGTTGGTGATCCAATCAGTCCTAATAGTGTGTTTAAGTTGAGTGATCCTGTTCATCAGAAAAACCTTAAATCTGCAGCAACTCCAGCTGGTCCTTCTCCAATGAAGCCAACAGCACCAAAACCGAAACATCAGAGTAATACTGATAGATTTGTGAAGAGAATGGTTGGAAGTACGATGCTATCTCCTCTTTGATTTTAATTGGGCCCCTGGGATTGTCTCTATAGTGTAATCACCCAAGCATTATGGACTGGTTCGACGACAATCAAATTGAGGAACTTGAAAATTTTGATTTTATTGAAGAGGATCTCTCCGAATTGATTGAAGAGAAAAACAACTTTAATATGAATGAGTATCTTAACTCTAACATTGACTACTGACAGATTTTAAACTGTCCACCAAATATCCCATACTGACCCTTCATTCTTTATTATACTCAAATGACTGAACACATCCCTAACGTGCTTCCCCACATCCAAGAACTGAAAGATACTTGGAGGCGGCAAGATTTCACGTTCACTAAGCAACAACAAGAAGAATATGATTTGCTTCTTGCTACTCGCCGCGAACGTGTGAAGCAATTCTATGCAGAAGGACGTGTATTCAAAGGTTCATATAAAGCAAAGGAAGTGGAGTTCTAAATACTAAAAAGTAGTGTTTAGATAGCAATGAAAACCTTTCAGGAGTTTATGTCTATTTGCGAAGCAACTGGTGACACCTATGATGCAGAGTTTCGCTCTGGTGCTCAAGTCATTAAGACTGGAGAAGGTGGAAGAACTGGAAGACTTCGCAGAAAGACAACTCCTGAGATTCGTAGAACAAAGAGAGTTGGTGGTGGAAAGACTGCACCTGTAGTTCAGAAACCACGCAAAGATATTGGCAAGAAGCGTGAGTCTACGATTGAAGCACCAAAGCAAGAACGTGGGTCCGCAAGAGAAGCACAACTAGCAGCTGCAAAGGAAGAGAGAAGAAAAGCTGCACAGGCAAGAATTGCTGCGAAAAAGGCAGGAGCAAAACCAGAAGCAGCAAAACCAAAAGAGAAAGAATTAAAAGCAAAAGCAACTGAACTGCTGAGAAAGAAAGCAGCACCTAAATCATCGGCAGCACCCAAAGATTCTAGATTCTCAAGCTCAAGAAAACCTGAAGAGCACATGATTAAAGGCAAATATACCAAAGCAGAAAAGAAACAAATGGTAAGAGCAGGTAAGCAAAAACTGCGCGATTTGGTTCTCAAAGCGACAGGTAAGAAGAAGGAAAGTGAATTGAAGCACAAGTACACTGGTCCTGATACTTGAATCGGGCCCCTGAGATTGTCCTTGTAATATAAGGACAACACTCAAACGACACTATGCTCTGGCAAGACCGCAACGGTAACTGGTTCAGCACCAAATCTACCCTCGATATTCAAATCGAACGGGCAATGATTGAAGCAAACGCTAACAAAGTCTGGGAAGAAAAAGAACGTTCTGGTGATTGGTTGTTTGATGAAATGTTTGGTGGTTGATTAACTGCCATCAGCACCCTTCACAAGCGTCAGGAAGGGTGCTATAATGCTTTTTAGATACCAAACCACCCGAAACTCTGTAATTCGTAATGATTCCTCATCTGATCAATCTTCGCCCTCATCAAGAACGTGGTGTTGCTGCTATGCAGAAGCACGACAAAGGGCAAATCATTGTTCCTACTGGCGGTGGTAAGACTCTCAAAATGATTTACGATTGTCTGCGTGAGTTGCAGTCTGAAACTCCCCAGACCATTGTTGTTGTTGCTCCCCGCATCTTGCTTGCTGAGCAACTCTCTGCTGAGTTTCTGGAGTTTATCACCAACGCTGAAGTTCTTCACGTTCACAGTGGCGAGACTCATCACGTTAGCACTACCAAACCTGCTGACATTCTTGTTCATGCTGGTATGTGTGCTGCTGCTAATCGTCACCAACTGATCTTCACTACCTACAACTCTCTGTCGCGTCTTCAAGTGGCAGGAATTGATGTGGATACGATCTACTTTGATGAGGCACATAATTCTGTTCAGCGTCACTTCTTTCCTGCAACTGAGCACTTTGCTGCTAATGCACGTCGTTGCTACTTCTTCACTGCAACTCCCAAACATTCTCTGGCAGTTGGCAAACCTGGCATGAATGATGCTGCTGTTTATGGTCAGGTAATCTGCAAAGTTCCTGCTCCTGAGTTGGTTGAAGGTGGTTACATTGTGCCTCCCAAAGTTATTGTCAAGCAACTGGCTATGGTGACTGGCAAGCAGACCAACTTCGACCGCGATTCGGAGAATCTGCTGGAAACGATTGATGAGAACAAGGTTGGTAAGATTCTGATTTGTGCTAAGGCAACCAAGCAAATCGTGTCTCTGGTGACTGAAACTGATTTCTGCTTCCAGTTGGAGTGTCGCGGTTATTCCTGGATGTATATTACTGCTAAGACTGGCGCAGTTATTGACGGCAAGAAGGTCAATCGTGAGGTGTTCTTTGACACTCTGAGCGCATGGGGTAAGGATAACGATAAGAAGTTTGTTGTTCTGCACCATAGCATCCTAGCTGAAGGCATCAATGTCTCTGGACTTGAGGCAGTTCTGTTCCTTCGCAACATGGACTTTATCGGTATCAGCCAAACTATTGGTCGCTGCATCCGTCTACATCATGACGATGCAAAAGGTCTCCGTGATGGTAGCATCCAACCTGGCAACCTGTCGCAATACACCAAGAGCTTTGGTCTTGTGTGTATTCCTGTCTACAGCAAGGTTGGTATCAGCACTGCCAAAGCTGTGCAGTCGGTTGTTGATACCATCTTTGAAAAAGGTGAACCTGCCGTGTCGGTGGTGAGGCGGTGAGTCTCACTCAAGACTCAAGTGGCCATCAGGTGTAAAAACCTGATTTTTCTGCAATTTCACTGCAACCGACCTAGAACCCATCAACCGCAACAAAATCACCGATTTTTCTCAAAATGAACCCGAAGAACTGGAAAGCCTACTGCAAAACAACATTCAACTCATTGCAGGCAAATGTAGACAACTGGGGTGAACCTGATTTCTTCCGACCCATCACACGCATTTACTACATTGGTGTGTTTGATTGTGCTCAGGTAAATCATCTTGGATTGATAAGTGAAGGAGCGAAGAATAATCGAAAAGAGCGAACTTATGACCACTGTTTGTCACCACAATTCATTGGTCGAATGATTATGGATAACCCAGACAAATACCTGACAGATTATGATATATTTGAGAACCTGTTTTGGTTATCTTGCTCCACAATCACAGTCACAAAGGATGAGAACAAGCGGTTGAGTATGCTCACAGAGAATAATGGTATCGACTATAAAGTACACGTTCCAACTAATCTCAAGTACCAGCATCTTGACATCAAGTTGTATCGAAAGAGTGGTGCAAGATGGGAAAATGCTGTAGAATATGATGACAACATTATTCCAGCTCCATCAGATTTGTTGGAGTATGAAAAGAAATTTCTTGTCTGAGGTTAAATGAACAAAACTTTTCTGAAATGGGCAGGAAACAAAACGAGAGTTCTGCCACATCTTATTCCTCACATCGGAAGTCCAAAGCGTTATTGTGAACCATTTGGTGGTAGTCTTGCTGTTGCTTTAAATACACCAGCAGAACAATACATTCTCAACGATGTGAATAAAGATTTGGTAGCAATCTATCAGAATCTGGTGAATCCAAATGATGATAACTTCATCAAGTATTGTGAGGAACTATTCACTTCAGAGAATAACACCAAAGAAGCATATCTAGAGTTGCGAGAGCATTTTAATCAAGCAACAGATACTGTAGAGAGAGCACGACTGTTCATTTACTTGAATCGTCACTGCTTTAATGGTTTGTCAAGATATAATAGTAAAGGTGGATTTAATGTCCCCTTTGGTAAGTATGACAAACCATCTTGTCCATCGGAGGAAATGATGAACTTCAGGATGTATTTCTTATCCAAACAACTTGTGAGATTCACATCACTTTCTTTTGAAGATTCATCTCTCTATGAAGACTTGGAAGCAGGTGATGTTGTCTACTTCGACCCACCATATGTTCCTGCATCAGCCACTGCAAACTTCACAAGTTATGCTACTGATGGATTCACCTCCGACCAGCAGGTTCAATTAGCACAACTTACAGAATCTCTTGCAGCGAAGGGTATCAAAGTGATTGTGTCTAATCATGATGTTCCTATCACACGAGAACTCTACAAAAATGCTACAATCTACCCGATTCAAGTAACAAGAACTATTGCTGCAAAAAGTGGCAGTAGGAAGAAAGCAAGCGAACTCATTGCGGTGTATTGAATGAAAGAAGGATTTACGATGTTCAACGATACTTATGCTGCTATTCCTTATGGCAAGCAGTATCTTATCATTCATAATGGCCAACAACTTGAGAAAGTCTGTAGAACAGAAGCTTCTGCGCGAAAATACATTACAGACCATAAGAGGGGTAAAAGTGTGGCACAACTACCAATAGACTAAATTGGGCCCTTGGGATTGTCCTAGTAGTATGAGTAAGCAACCAATGCAAAACAAGCACCTAGAGCATCCTGAAGACGAAATCCTAACGGGTAATCTATCTGTTCTTGACTGGTTTTCTGAGGTAGATTCTACCATCAGCACCAAGATGGATGGTGCTCCTGCTATTGTTTGGGGCACTAATCCTGAGAATGGTAAGTTCTTTGTCTGCACCAAAGCAGCATTTAACAAGAAAAAGATTCGCCTTTGCTATACCGAAGACGACATCTTTACGCACTTTGGTGGTCAACCTCGCGTAACGCAAATTCTTATCTTCTGCCTGGATTTTCTTCCTCGCACTAAGAACGTGTATCAGGGGGATTGGATTGGTTTTGGTAGTGGATTGGATACATTCAAACCCAATACAATTACCTATCGCTTCCCTGAGATTGTTCGTCAGGAGATTATCATTGCCCCTCACACATATTACACTGGTGAGCGTCTGCCTGAGATGGTAGCTCATCCTATCGTGGGTAAGTTTGCAAGCACTAAAAAATGCTTGTTTGTGCAACCTAGTGTGTCTATTTGTCCCTTCCGTGATGATATTGAAGACTTCTGCAAGTTTGCCAAGCAAATGAGCACACTTTGTGAGTTCGTGAATGTAAAGCAAGCAGCAGAACTCAAAAAAATCATCAATTCCTACGTTCGTGAGGGTAAGGAGGTGGATGAGCATGAAATTGCAGAAAATTATGATGTTGACATCAACCTGATGCGGCTTTGGAAGTTGGTTGAGTCTATCAAGATGGATTTGTTCTGCTTCATTGAGTCTGACACTGACATTACTTGTGAGATTGATGGTGAACTCAGCGATCACGAAGGATTCGTAATGCACAACAAGTTTGGGTCTTACAAGATTGTGAATCGTGAAGAGTTTAGCAGGTTGAACTTCACTCTTGCAAAGAGTTGGTAACTGGGCCCTTGAGATTGTCCCTATAGTATGAGCACTCCTACGATGCAAGCACAAGCACAACAAACTATCGCAGAAAGCGTCCTTAAGAATACTCTGCTGCTGATTGAAGCACTGAAAGACAATTATCGTCAGTACGCTATTCGTGGGCATCAGCGTTCTGCGGAGCGTGGTGAAAGTGTAGAGTATCATCTGCGCTGTATTGATGAACTCAAGAGTGGATTTTGTCCTATTGAGTATGAGATTGAAACTGGTAAAAAGTATCATAAAGTGATTATGATTACCAGTGGTATGTCTCGCTCTGTTCATTGCTTCATTGATAAGAACACTGGTGAAATGTATAAGTCTGCCTCCTGGAAATCTCCTGCGAAAGGTGTTCGTTATGATTTGCGATTGATAAAGGATCGTGAATATCTGCTGGAAAATGCTGATTGGTCTGGTGGTTATCTGTACGCAAAATGAGTAACATGAATTACCTTTGTTTTGTTGATGGTCTGCTAGAGTTTGCTAGTTCTGACCCTTCTTCTTTCGCACATTATCAGTTGGTGTATGCTGAAGAGCACAAAAATGCTAACGTTCAGTATCTTACTCTCACAGACGAAGAGTATGACGAAATGTTCCCTTATGAGGAAGATGAATGACTTACTCTAACCTCTCAAAGATTCGTCCCAAACTGAGGACATCTGGCAACGTCACAGGTAACTTTGGACGCCCCAAAGCTAAAGCAGGTTCATCACTCAATGAGATTGGTGGTGATGGTAACATAGGTCTTACGCAGAATGAGTATCTGAATCGACTGTATTATGCTCTTGATAACACCACAGACGCTAAACTTCGTCAGTTCATTTATACTGAGATAAAAAAGATTCTCATTCAACAAGGCCGCTGGTGATTGAAACTGGGCCCTTGAGATTGTCCCTATAGTATGAGCAACACCATCGTTTCCGAAGTCTACTCCTACCACACAAATTGGAAGGAAGGTAAAGTCAATCAAATGTGGATTGAGCAAATCACTGATAAAGAGTGCGACAATCTCTATGTCGCTGTTGCATACAATCCTAGCAACGGTTCCAAGATGGAGATGAGCAATCCTCGCACATCTTACCATGAAACTCTAAACTGGGTTCGCGGTTGGTGTGGCACTTTCTGTATCCTTCCTGCTTGATTATGCTTTACAACATTCGCGTTGAGTTTAGAGATGGAACTGTTGAGAAGTTCCAACGCAAAAGTAACATCAAACCTCTCAACTGTGTCAAACTGAACGAAAAAATTGCCAACGAAATCTTCCCACGAGAGTGGAAAGAAATCACCTCTATTCCTGTTTATTCCTGATTATGTTCCGCACACTTTCCCAACTCCGTGATTCAATCAACCAACTGATTGAGCAACAAGGTGAAGACGCAGGTTGTGCTGCGTTTATATACACTCAAGAGGATGTCTTTGAGTTTGATGCTAATGATAAGGAAGTGCGTTTCTCTAAACAACTCACTGAAGATGTGCTCTGTGATGTAGGAGGTTCTTCCTACGTTTATGAACAGATTGGTGAGATGATTGATGACTACATTTCTATGCGTAAGGGTATGTCAATCTACCAAGAATCGGTGAACTGATTATGACTGACGGTTACACTTTCAATCGCGTTGAGTTCACTGCTAATGAGGAAACTTGCATCTTAAAGTTTCTCAATCAAGCACGAGAATGTGGATACCCAAGTGGTAACGAAGAATGGTATCCTGTGATTGATTCCATCTTCCAAAAGTTTTTCAATTCTAACATCAAAGAAGCACAGGAGTTTCAAACACTATGAAATACGAAGTTCAACTCTACGTTGGTGGTAAAGTCTTCAAAGAGGAAGTGTATGCTAACTCCCCAAAAGATGCCCGCGAAACAGCAACAGCACGAAATCCTACAGCAAAGGTGATTGGTGTCAATGCAACGTTTAAGTAATTGGGCCCTTGAGATTGTCCCTATAGTATGAACACTAACTACAACGCCAATCCTTACAAGCAACAGGTTCTCGATAAGTGTCGTGACCTGCCTAAAGCTTCTGCTTCAAAGCGTACCTTTCCTTGCACGATTGGTTATCGTACCTTTGAGACTGAAGCTGAGTATCAGGAAGCACTTGCTGACTTTCTGAACGGTTATTGAAACTGGGCCCCTGAGATTGTCCCTGTAGTATGACACAAACCACTTTCACAGTTCGATTCGATTCCAATGCACTCAATTCTCCTGAGTATGTTGGACCTTTCTACAGTGAAGATGATGCCCAAGAGTATTGCGACGACCGCAACGGTTCTTTAGCACTTTCGGGTATTCCTTCCTGGGTTGCCTGTTACTCTGTTGTTGATTGATTATGACTTTTACTGACGCACTGATTGCATCTGGTTATGTATTTGATGATGAAAATTATGATGGTTGTTATGTAAAACAAGATGATGACGGTTTCATTCACCTTTATCAGGAAAATGTGGATGATGAGACTGACACTCTCTGGAATTATGTCAAGATGAGTGATGATTTTGATGTGCTCCATGAGGTTACTTTCAATCCTGATGTGAACACTGTTATTCAATGATTTCCCTTCCTAATCCCACAAACAAAATGACTGAAATGACTCCTGATTTTAGCACTGTTGTTGAGAACTATGCTCAGATGATTTTGGATGGTATGGATTACAAATCTCTCGAACAGTTTGCACTTGATACTCTCATTGATAACCTCACGAAACAGTTTGAAACTGTAGATGAGTTGATTGAAGAAATCCGCGAAATCTATGATGATGAAGTTGCAAACGATCTTGTTGGGCAATAGAAACTGGGCCCCTGAGATTGTCCTTGTAGTATAAGAGCACAACCACGATGCCAAAACTGACAACGAACGAAGTATTTGCGAAACTGAATGTTACTGACTTCAGTGCATTTGATAAACCAGGAAAGAACAAAGGTGCTCGTGGGCAACTGTTAGAAATTGCACTGGGAGTTCCTAACTCTTCTGACCTGCAAGATCTGGAAGATGGGGAAATTAAGACTTTCACAGTTGGAGAGTCGATTGCTGCCACACAGTTGAAGCATTGTCTATCTGAAATCATCGAAGATTCTGTCTCGTTTGATGATAGCAAAGTCGGGCAGAAACTAAAGCAAACTCTGTATGTTGGATTCACTCGTGAGAACGATTATATGGGTTCCGCTATTCTGAATGAGGAAACTCATGCGGAGCACTATCAAGAATTGCGTGAGGATTATGAGTTCATTTGTAACAGCATTCGCACACTTTTCGATGCTGGTAAACAACTAGGAACCATCACTGGACCTAACGGATTGCTGCAGATTCGCACGAAAGCATCTAAAACCAACGGCCGCTATGTACCTCTGACATTTGCAGGTGTGACGCTTAAGGATAAGGGAATGGCGTTTTATTTGTGTGGATCTTTTGGTCGCAATCTGTTCTGATAGAAACTGGGCCCCTGAGATTGTCCTAGTAGTATAAGCACTGAGAAACCACAATGAACTTCTACAAAGTAACTGAAATTGAGTTTGATTTTGACTACGAAGATCTCACTGAAGAAGAGAAAGATGAGATTGTAAATGATGCAAAGAATTGTCTGTGGGATTCACCTGATGGTGAGGATTGTCTTGCAGATGTTATCACAAACAATACAGGATGGTGCATAAAATCACTTCGCTACGACGTAGTAAATTGAAGACAATTCTGTTAATCTTCATCGTTGCGAGTATTTTATCACCTGGAGTTCGCAACACTACTGCAAGCGCATTGCACACTGTAGCAGACATTATTTCGCCACAATGATTGAACTTCTGATTGCATCAACCATTATCGGAGCGACTGAAATTGCACCGAATGTTTTACAAGTTCAGTATCTTACCCCAAACAATTCTATCGTCACTATTCTTGAAAATGTTGAAATCAAAGGAGGAGAAATTGACCATGATTGAGACTGAATATCATACAATTCCTGAAAACATTTACGAGGAAATCAAAGACGAAGCAATCGAACTTGGCATCAGTATTGATTACTATTTGATGGAGTTTTGTCATATATCTGAAGAATAAATCAAAAGTTGATAAAAACTGGGCCCCTGAGATTGTCCCTATAGTATGAACACCAACGCTTTCCAAATGTCTAAAGTTTATGCTGTAATTGGTGGCATTGATTATGAAGGTGAAGACTTCAAATCTCTCCGCTTGTTTGATTGCTTCTCCGCTGCAGATGCTTACCTGAAGCAGTTAGAATCTGAGTTCGATTATGTACTTCTCGAAACCCGTGAGGTATGTCTGGAGTCTGCAATCGCTGCCTGATAGAAACTGGGCCCCTGAGATTGTCCCTGTAGTATAACCACTGAACTTCCAACCATGCGTAAGATTGAACTCCAAATGAACAAAGCAATCTGTGATTGCAAAGACTGGAAAAATGACAACACTGAGGTAACTTATTCGCCCGAACGTGATGCTTCATATGTTATGCTTCATGGCAATCATATCGCAACGATTGGTGATACCTTCCTTGAACTTTACACCTGTGGGTATAAGACTGTTACCACCAAATCACGTCTCAATGCTATTCTGAAAGTTCACGGAAATGATGCCCGTATCTTTCAACGTGACTTTGAATGGTTTGTGATTGATAATGGCAACACAGTTCCTTTCACTGAAGGTATGGTGCTTAACTAATGACTGAAGCACAAAAGATTGAAGCACTGACTGATCTTCTAGAAAGCGTTATTCATCGTCTTAATATGAAACAATATGAGATTGAAGATGCAAACGAATCTCATCAATGTGAGGTAGAAGCAGACAACTATTACCAAAAGATGATCTCCATTCTTCACACTTCAAACGACTGACCTAACAAATACTGGGCCCCTGAGATTGTCCTAGTAGTATGAGCACTTCCCAAATGTCTTTCCCTTATCTCCACATCGACAATAGCACTCTTGCTAATCACACTTCGATCTTTTTTAAGGTCAGTGCTGATACTCAAGATTCCTGGATTAACAACATTTTCCATAACTCACGATATGGAATCTTCTGTCTTGCTGATGGCAAACTGGAACTGATTTCAAAAGGTTTGAATACAACCAAGTTCCGCAAGTGTAAGTGCAATGATGAGCCAACTGCACTGCAAAAGATTCAACAATGGATGGATAAGTTCTGATGTTCACCATTCGCTACTTTACGCCTTATCAACAACAATGGAGAACGCAATCATTCTCTACACTTGATGAAGCACAACGCATGATAGAGTTCTATAAATCGTGTGGTAGTCCTGCTGAATTAGTAACACAATGAGAACAACGATTCGCTGGTTTTGTCCTTACTCTCAAGGATGGAAGTTTCAAGGTTTCAGTACCTACAATGAAGCAGAAAGAATGGTTGATTTCTATACACGAGCAGGAACGATTGCAACCATTATGACATACTGATTCACTCCAGTTCATTATACTTTTTTCCAAAATGTTACTCTCCAAAGCATCATTCAACGATCAACAAGTTCTCCCCTTCATTGTAAAGAAAGAGAAGGAAAGAAGTGAGGATGGTAGTTACTCACTGCACCTATTCTCCCGAATTGTTATGACGAAGGAAGGCAAGAAGTATAGGTATTTGCCTCTACGATTTGAAGGTGAAGAAGCACGATTCCGCAAACGTAGCGATGCAGAGGATTATGCTCGTTACCGATTAGCACTTGATTGAATACACATAGAGAGGGGATCTAACCCCTCTTTTTTAATGCCTAAAAACGTGATTTAGTGTCAAAAATGTATTAAAACGTTTAATAAAGCCTTTTTTAAATATAGCTGAGTTTTCAACAGCCTTGTGGAAAAGCTTGTGGAATCTGTGGAATAAAGCCCTTTTAAATCCTTCTAGACCCCGTAACTTATGCCTTTTAAATCCTTCTAGGTCTTGTGATCTTTGCGTGCAAGCTATCACACACTCTCCAAAATGTCAAGCACCCCGACGTTTCCAAATCCCCACAATCACCCTCATAAAATATCAACACCCCTCATAAATACACCCAAGGTCTTGACACATTGCCCCCAGCATCTTATAGTAGCCACAGTAACACTCACGGAGCACACTTATGTCGGTTGCGTATCGCCAAGCCCAGAAGCAGCGTTATAGGGTCACTCTAGAGCTTGAGGTCTTCGAAGACTTCGACCCGCATCAACTTGACTGGGATAAAGTATTCAAATTGGAACCAGCTGAGCGTGTGTCAGCTTATGTGGAAGACCTCAGCCGTCCTGATAAGTGGTAACTCATACCGACTGAGTGAGTATTATTGGGCCCCTGAGATTGTCCCCATAGTGTAAGGACAACCACTCACAGATGACTACCACTTATCAACGCAACATTCTCTCCACTGAGTATAATGGTTGGGAGAATTATGAGACCTGGAATGTTGCTCTCTGGATTAACAATGATGAGGGTTTGTATCACCTTGCGATGGAAGCAGGTAACTATGAAGACTTCGTAGATGCACTAGAGGCGTGTTCTTTCAACTCACTAAAGACGCCTGATGGAGTATCATTCAAGGACCCGAAAGTTAACGTGATTCAGATTAACTCTGACGTGTTTGATTTCTAGTCTTAAGTAACACTCACTCCTGTCGCATGAGTATAAACTAGGCACGTTCCAGGAAGTAGCACAACTGCTACAATGAGAGGACTAGGGACACTCTCACCCAACACACAGTTCACAACACTTTTCTTCTTTATTATGTCCAAGCAAGTTCTTCTTTCTCTGCTGGCACAAGGTAACACTGGCAGCGAGATTCTGTCCATTCTGGATGCACTCACTGCTGATAATGTGAGTGGTTTTGATTATATCGAGTCGCCGCAACTTGAGTCTGCTCTGGGTATTCCTACTCTGGAGGAAATCGCGTTCTGATATAGTCTAACTGTGTGCCCCTTGGTTGACACTGAGGGGCACTTATGTTATGCTTGGTGATGACAGTGGTTCGGCAGTGTTTTGCGCCGTTCGTTTATATCGTCGCGGCGGCGTTGCGGTTATAAAAAACCCAAACTACCCTAACCTACAGAGGTGACAAATCGACCGAGCTATATCAATCTCTTAAAAATTTTCCGGAAGGTATGAGAAGACAAAAAACCCCCTATTGGAATTTTTGGAAGGTTGTCTTTGAGGGGTGGTTAATACGGTATCCGGGGAAGGTATTCCGAATCATTGGAGTGCCCCTTGGAGTACTGATAGTAATGATATATAATGCGATGGTTAAATAAAAATTCCGGAAAATTTTTTTATGAGAAAAGAAGAGAAGGTATATCACATATATGCAAAGGACAGGTGCATCTATCACAGTTTATCAGAGGAAAAATTTTCTGAGACCTGGGAGATGTTGCACAGAATGGTTGAGTTTCTTGATATGAATATTTGTAGGGAAGATTTGCAGTATGAAGAGCTAGTTCTGAGCAAAGAAGTTGTATTGAATTCTTCGCATTAGGTAAATTGACAAAAGCATATATAGACTGTTAAAATTGATGTTGAAGGTTATTTTAACTTATGGCAAAAGGATTCACTGTTAAAGCTACTGCACCTAAACCCAAAGAACAAGAATGGGATTATGATGCAATTAAAGAACGAATGAAAGGTAAATCAATTGTCTTCTGTCTACCTGGACGAGGATGTTCATTTATTTTTCTCAAAGCATTTGTACAACTTTGCTTTGATTTAGTACAAAATGGAATGAGTATTCAAATTTCTCAAGATTACTCATCAATGGTAAACTTTGCACGTTGTAAGGTACTTGGAGCAAATGTTCTAAGGGGACCAAAGCAAATTCCTTGGGATGGAAAACTACAATATGATTATCAACTATGGATTGATAGTGATATTGTTTTTACAACTGAAAAATTCTGGCAACTCTGTGATGTTGCTCTTCCTGCTGAAGGAGAAGAGCGTGAAATTGTCGCTGGTTGGTATGCAACTGAAGATGGTCACACAACTTCTGTCGCACACTGGTTAGAGGAAGATGATTTCCGTAAGAATGGTGGAGTGATGAATCATGAAACTGTAGAATCTATCAGCAAGCGTCGTAAGCCATTCACTGTTGATTATACAGGTTTTGGATGGGTTATGATTAAGAATGGTGTCTTTGAAAATCTAGAATATCCTTGGTTTGCACCTAAGATGCAAGTCTTTGAATCTGGAGCAGTTCAAGATATGTGTGGAGAAGATGTTTCATTCTGTCTTGATGCAAAGGAAGAGGGATTTGAAATCTGGTGCGATCCTCGTATTAGAGTTGGACACGAAAAAACTCGCGTAATCTAATGAAATACAACGTACTTTACAAAGGACGTAAAATTTATACAGACCTCAGTGCAGAAGAATGTACTGAGGTTATTCAAGACTTATCTGAGCGTTTTTACTCGGATGAAGATGTTGATCCTAATTTAATTGAACTGGAGGAAATTAACGATGGCTAAAGGTGGAAGTAATAAGACTGTGTTCGAAGCCGGAGCACCGAAGAAGACTCGTCAAGGTCGTTCTTCTCGTACACTACTCAGTGCAACCTCTCGTAATGGACGTAAGAAAAGGTATCGCGGACAAGGAAAATAATATAGATAGAGCAGGAAGAAATTCCTGCTTTTTTATTATAAATTTATGGCATATTTAAATCACAATCTTCCCACAATTACTTGTTACATTCGTAATGAATTTCTTTATAATCATAAAAAAGGTTATGGGGAGGTAACTTTATGCGACATGCATTCCGTAGCGTCCTTAGAGAAGCACGTACCCCTCTTTGAGGCATTTTTAGAGAATGGGGTGAACTGGACTCGAAGACCTATTCATGCATTTTGTTGGAAGCCAGACGCACCAGTTCCAAAATTGGAAGAATGTATGTGGTGGGATTGCTTTTCTCCTTATATTGATGTTCAAGTACGTTCAAGACTTGCTAACTTACGTGCGGAACTTATTAATTATAGAGGAGAAAAGAATGAAGGAACGTATATGTTCACTCTTGATTGGTCATGGGAATCAAAATCAACTCTGAACACTAACTTTAGTGAGACTCCAGAGCATAAATGCGCTCATTTTTTTAAGATGGACGATGGTAATTTTTATGCATACCCAAATAATAAAATTTTATGGTATGATGATGCATGGACTAAGAACAGAATTACCAAAAATCCAGGATACGAAATTGATTTAACCGAATATTCAGTCGAAAATCGTCGCAAAATTGAAACTTCAGACGATTTTATGTACGAAATTACAAAAATTCGGGATAGCAACCCCGTAAAAAGTTCTGATTTTAACGAATCAGGAGCAAAAAATGACTAAAAAAGTTGATAAAGACCAAAATTTCATGAAAAATGAGTGGGGAACTCAATTTTTAGCTAGTGAATATGGTTGGGAGACCAAAATAGAGAAGCAAAAAATGCTTCGTGAGATTGCAAACGACGAAATAACTCCCAAAAAGCATGATTTTTTCTACCAAAATGAAATTCACTCAAAAATACGAAATGATGAAGATTATGATGACTGGAGTTATGGTACAGAACCCGTATATGAAGTAAAACCTTAATAAATAAGATAGATTTATTTTTTATTCTTATGCCTTTAGAAAGGACAAGTCAAGGCTTTAAGGATTTGAGTATGTCTTTTCTTACAAATCCATTGAATTATGATCTAATTGCACTTAATAATGAAACAGCGATTTCTCGTTCCATAAGAAATTTGATTTTTACAGTAAATGGAGAGAGAATTTATAATCAAAATCTTGGTTCCAGAGTATCTAGATTTTTATTTGAAAATATTGATGAAAATACTGCAATTGCATTGAAGGATGAAATTGAATACACTATCGTAAACTTTGAACCAAGAGTTGAGTTGCTCGATACCATTATTGTTCCCAATTATGACAATAATGAATTCAATGTCACTATTATATACAACATTATAGGCATTGATGTGCCATCACAACAACTAACGTTCGCTCTAGAACCTACACGATAATGCCATTAGCAAACTTTACAAATTTAGATTTTGATCAGATAAAAACTTCGATTAAAGATTATCTAAGATCGAACTCAAATTTTACTGATTATAATTTTGAGGGTTCAAATTTATCAGTATTAATTGATACTTTAGCATATAATACATACATATCCTCATATAATGCTAACATGCTTAGCAATGAGGTTTTTATTGATAGTGCAACATTAAGAGAAAATGTTGTTTCTCTTGCAAGAAACGTTGGTTATGTGCCAAAGTCAAGAACTGCTTCTAGAGCTAATATTTCATTTTTCGTAGATACCACGGATTTTAACACAAATCCTCTAACATTAACTTTAAAAAAAGGGGTAGTTGCAACTACTCCAACAATAGGAGACCAAGGATACTCTTTTTGTATTTTAAATGATGTTACAGTCCCTGTGATAAATGGGATTGCTTTATTTGAAGATATTGAAATTTATGAAGGGAATTATGTAGTAGATACATTTACGGTTTCGGCCGACATTGCAAATCAAAGATTTATCTTGTCAAACCCAAATGTTGATACATCTTTAATATCAGTATCAGTAAGAAATAATCAAACTAGCACCGTCTCAAGAAAATTTGTCCAATCCAATAATTTATTTTCAGTTTCTTCATCATCAAGAATATTCTTTGTTCAAGAAGTTGAAGATGAGAGATATGAACTAATTTTTGGTGATGGAATTTTTGGCGAAAAATTAGAAAATTCAAATTATATTGAAGTTTCTTGCATAATAACTAATGCAGAATCTGCAAATGGGGTATCTTCATTTACATTTAATGGAAGAATACTCGATAATTCTGGGTTATCCGTTACTTCAGGAATTTCTTTAATAACCACTAACACCGCATCTAGTGGTGGGCAAGAAATAGAATCAGTAAACTCAATTAAAAAATATGCATCTCGATTTTATGCATCGCAAAATAGAGCTGTTACTGCATCTGATTATGAGGTTATAGTTCCAAGATTATATCCAGAAACTCAATCAATATCAGTGTATGGTGGAGAAACCTTAGACCCTCCAGAATTTGGAAAAATATTTATTAGCATAAAACCATATAATGGTACTTTTGTACCACAATCTATAAAAAATAATTTAAAGGTGAAATTACGCGATTATAGTGTTGCTGGAATTGTTGTTGAATTTATAGATTTAAAATACGTTTATGTTGAAGCAGATATTACAGCAAATTACAATGCAAACTTAGCACCCGATGCAAATTTTGTTAGTTCTATTATATCAAACAATATAAATTTATATGCAAATTCAACAGAATTAAATAGGTATGGTGCCAAGTTCAAATACAGTAAATTTCAAAAAATTATAGATGATAGTCACCAGTCAATAACCTCAAACATTACTCTAATTAATATTAGAAGAGATTTGAATGTTCTCACAAACCAGTTAGCTGAGTATGAAATTTGTTTTGGTAATAGTTTTTACATAAAAAATCCACAAGGATATAACATTAAGTCTTCGGGATTTAATGTTTTGGGAATTCAAGATTTAGTTTATCTTGGAGATTTTCCAAATGCGGACAATCAAACTGGTACTATTTTTCTTTTTGCTACTATAAATGGAACAGATTCTATCATTGCAAAAAGATCTGTTGGTACGATTGATTATGTCAAAGGAGAAATTAATTTATCACCAATAAACATACTATCTACTGCAAAAAAAGTAAATCAAAAACCAGTAATTGAAATTTCTGCAATACCTCTTTCAAATGATGTTATTGGAAAACAGGATCTTTATTTGCAACTAGATATTAGTAAGGTAAACTTAAAAATGAAGTTGGATGAAATTGAAACTGGATATGATAGTTCTGCTTCTTTATACACCCCATCTACAAGTTACACTAACGGAAGTCTCATAAGAAAATAAAATGGTAAAGACAAGAGTTAAAATTAGTTCTGTAATCGAAAATCAATTACCAGATTTTATTAAGGAAGAATTTCCTCTGGTTGAAGAGTTTTTATCTACATATTACCTTTCACAAGAAAATAAAGGTGAGGCATTTGACATACTTAATAATATAGATCAATATATAAAACTTGATAATTTAACTAATTTAACAACAAGTACCGTTACAACATCAAAAACCACTCTGATTGATACTAGTATCGAAGTTGTATCAACCAAAGGATTTCCGGATTCGTATGGACTTTTAAAAATTGATGACGAAATAATCACATATAAGTCAAAAACTAATACAACTTTTGAAGAGTGTGTCAGAGGATTTAGTGGAGTTTCATCTTATGATTCAGGAAATCTAATTTTTTCATCAACAAATATAACTGAGCATTTAGAGCAATCTAAAGTTGTAAATCTCAGTTCTTTACTTTTGGGTGAATTTTTTAATAAGGTAAAATCTCAATTCACACCAGGATTTGAAAATAGAACTTTATATTCGGGTTTAAATGAAAATCTTTTCATTAAACAAGCCAAAGATTTCTATTCATCGAAAGGAACAGACCAGTCTTTTAAAATTTTATTTAAAGCACTTTATGGCGACGAAATAAAAGTAATTAAGCCAAGAGACTATCTTTTTATACCATCAAACTCTGATTATAGAGTTGTAAAAAGATTAGTTGTTGAGGTATTAGAAAATGAGGAATTTGTCAATGATGTTTTAAATAGAACAATATATCAAGATGAAACTCAAACATCCCAAAAAGCATTTGGTTCAATAAACAATATTGAAAAAATTCTTCGTGGTGAAAAAGAATACTATTCTATTAGTTTAGACTATACTCCAGATTCAGAAACATCTGAACAAGGAGAATTTTCAATACACCCAATAACAAAAGTAACCTCCCAAGTATCTATAGGTTCAAGCGTAATAGATGTCGATTCCACTATAGGATTTCCTGATCAAGGAACTTTAGTTGCAAAATTAAAAAATGGTAGTTCTCTAGTTATCACTTATAAATCAAAATCTCTTACTCAATTCTATGAATGTAGTGGAATTTCGCAAACTATTCCACCAAAACAGGATATAAGAATAGATTCTTATGCATATTCCTATGCAGGTGTTGGGACGAGTAATATCGTAAAATTTAGAGTAACTGGTGTTTTATCTGATTTAAATATTAACTCAAACACAAAACTTTTTTCCGAAAATGACATTATAAAAATAGATACTCTCGGTGAAGATGAAACCCAATTTGCTGCAAATAATTGGTTTTTTAATATTCCAATAAATTATGATGTGGAATCAGTATCTTTAGTTGATATTTCTTCATTTTCTTATACATTTAAGACTTTTGAAGATAATTTTTTAAGAATAGGGGATAAAATTGTCATACATTTAACGAATGGTCCTTCTATAAATTCTTCAGTTATATCGATTATAAATTCAAAATCATTTAACGTGAGTGGTCAGGGGCAAATAGATGCTTCTAGAGTATACAGTGTCGAAAAGATTTTATCTAAAAGTAAATTTAAAAATTTTCCAAATTCTAAAATTTACACTTCAGATGTTCAAAATGTTTATGGAGACAGAAAAGGTACATATTTAATATCTGCATCATCTCTTCCAAATTACTTTGATTTGGATTTAGAAACAACTAATGGAAAAAATGTTTTCAGTGGAAGTTACAAACAACAAGAAGAATTGGAAATAGGAACACATTATTTTTTAACAGGAAATTCTGTTATATATGTCCCAAATTCAGAGCTTATCGAAAATAATTTATTTGATGCAGACTTTAATAAAGAACTGGAAGAAAGAATTTATTTTGTAAGAAAGATTAGTTCTACAAAAATAAAATTAGCGAGAAGTAGAGAAAATTTATATAAAAATAGTTATATAAAAGTTTCTGGTACAGCGATAGATAATGTAATTATAGATTCTGAGTTTTATAATAAAGATTTACAATCTCAGAAGTTATTAAAAACTATTAAAGAACCACAAGATACTGTAGAAAAATATGAAACTAAACCAGGAACTACAGGAATACTGATAAATGGTGTTGAAATTTTAAATTACAAATCAAAAAATAATATTTTTTATGGACCTATAGAAAAAATAAACGTATTGTCATCAGAAAATGATTACGATATTATTTCTCCACCAGTTCTGTCCATTGAGGATTCGGTTGGAGTGGGTGCTAATGGTTATTGTGGTATTGAGGGGGATTTAGATAGTATTCAGATTATTAATGGTGGATTTAATTATTTACAACCACCAACAATAACAATATCTGGTGGCGGAGGAAGTGGAGCAAAAGTAGAATCTGAATTAATTTCTTACGAATATAAAATACCTTTTGATTCTACCGATTTTTCAGGTTTAGTCAACTTAACTAATAATACCATAGGATTTTCAACATTCCACAATTTCCAAGATTCTGAAGCGATTGTTTATAAAACAAAAAATCAACAGGCAATAGGTGGACTAACTACAGAATCAACATATTATGCTTCTATCTTAGATGACAGTACAATAAAGTTACATACCACCTCAGATGATGCTTTTGCGGGGATTAATACGGTTACTTTAACTTCTTATGGAGTAGGTATTCATGAATTCTCTTCAGCAATCTTCAAGAAAAAAATAGGTCTGGTAAAAGTTATTGATAAAGGAACTGGATATAAGAATAGAAAAATTTCTGTATTCCCAACAGGTATTATTACTAGTTCCAACACGGTTTATGCACCAGAGCATGGATATAAAACTGGGGAGATTGTAGTATATAACGCAACAGAACAAGAGATAGTAGGTCTTTCCTCAGGAAAATCATATTACGTTACAGAAGTAGATGAAAATTCTTTTAAGTTATCTAGAGTTGGAACTTCTTCAACTATAGGTATAGGATCAGCTGTAGTTGGATTATCTACAAATAATGACTTTTATTTTGCTACTAATCAGTATGAAAATTTCAAAACAACTGGGTCTGGAAAACATACTTTTAATTATGAACCAATTACAGTAAACATAACTGGAGTTATTGGAGTATCGACATTAACTTCGCACAAATTAGATGCCACTTTACAACCAATTTTTAAAGGAGAAATTAAGTCAGTATTCATAGAAACTGGAGGATTTAATTATGGTTCAGAAGATATTATAAACTTTAATAGGCAACCCAATTTTACTTTAAAAACTGGAAAAAATGCACAGTTATTCCCTATTGTTTCTTCTGGTAAAATTAGCCAGGTTCTAGTTTTTAACGGAGGCACAGAATACAATTCTCCACCTTCATTGGAAATTGTAAGTGATGGAAAAGGATCTGGAGCAATATTAACCCCTATTGTTTCTGATGGCCAAATTAAGGAAGTAAAAGTTATTGATGGAGGAACAGGATTTTCGACTTCAATAACAATAAATGTTATTCCATCTGGTTCTGGATGTAACCTACAATCTGTTACCAAAACTTGGAAAATAAATTTAGTAGAAAGAGATATTACTTTAAATTCTATCTCAGATGATGACGGTATTATTATTGATTCGGATAATGGATTGCAGTATACTCACACATATCCGCCAAGGAGTTTGAGAAGAATTGTTGGAAGAGGAAGTAATATAAACTCGGTAGAATCCTTTATCCCAGACCTAATATTAAATTCTGGACAAGAAATATTATCAAATATACACTCTCCAATAATAGGATGGGCTTATGATGGAAATCCAATTTATGGCCCATATGGTTACTCTTCGAATGAGGGTGGTCCAATAAAGTTATTAAAATCTGGATATTCACTGATAGAAAAATCTAATAGACCCAATAAATCAGATTATCCGCTTGGATTTTTCTGCGAAGATTATGAGTATACAAACTCAGGAGATTTGGATCAATTCAATGGTAGATTCTGTATTACTCCAGAATATCCTAATGGAGTTTATGCATATTTTTCAACTATAAATGATTCTTCTATTGAATTTTTTGACAATTTACGAAATTATAGAAAACCAATTTTCCCATATTTTATTGGAAATGAGTTCAAATCATTACCAATAGAAGATAATTTCTCCAAAAAAATAAATCAAGATACTTTTGATTTAAATACTGGGAAATATTTAAGAAATACTTACCCATATAAGTTGAAAAGTTCTCGCAGTAGATACGATTTCATATTAGATAGTAATAAAATAAAACCCCAAAATTCTTCAGTAAAAAGAATAAAGAGGGGAGAGATAGATTTTATTGGAATTAACTCTTCAGGAATTGACTATAGAGTAGGTGATAGAATAATCTTTGATAACACACTAACTGGAGGTGGGCAAGGGGCATCTTATGAAGTTTCATTATTAAAAGGAAAAGAAATTAATCAAGTTTCTTCCAGTACAACTTCAATTACAAATGTAGAATTTATTCCCAGCAATTTTATAGAGAGAGGTTTGATTGTAGGATTTTCTGAAAATCCACATGGTCTTTCCGATTTTGACATAATTAACGTTACGGGTATAAACACTTTCGGTAGTTTTTTAAATGGTTCATATCGAGTAGGAGTGAGAACTGATATTCTAACTCTTATTTCTTCAGTTGATACTCCATCTTCTACCGGAATAGTAACTTATTTTGATGTTGGTGGAGCTATATTCTACCCATATCTAAGAGAAAATGATATTTTAGGAATTGGTTCCGAAAAAGTAAAGGTATTGAATATAGAACCAGAATTAACTAGAATAAGAGTTCTTAGGGAATATGACAATTCTGTTGGTTCTGCTCATACAATATCTTCTCTTATCAAGCAAGAATCTAGAAAATTCGAATTCCGAGTTGGAATAATATCTTCCATATACAGTCCATCATATAACAGACAAATTTATTTTAACCCCAATGATTCCATAGGATTGGGGACAGTTGCCGGAGTTGGTATAGGTTATACATTATCTTTTAGTAATCCGGGAACAGGAAGAACATCACTCTTTATTCCAACAAAAACAATTTTTCTCCCAGACCACAATTTATATACAGGAGATTCTCTAATATATTCTAATGGTGGTGATACATCTATTTCAATTTCAACAGATGGTACATCTTCATTTCAATTAGAAAATAATCAAGTAGTATATGCAGCCGTAGTGAATGATAATTTAATAGGTATTGCAACTAATCCTATTGGTATTGGTTCTAATGGAAATTTTGTAGGAATAAACAGTGAAGTTACAACAAGTACTTTATATTTTACTGGAATTGGAACCGGAGTATTACATAGTTTTAAAACAAATTATAATGATATTATTTTGGGTAAGATTGAAAAAAATTTAGTAACAGTATCAACTTCATCCACTCATGGGCTAGAAACTAATAATAGTATTTCGCTAACATGTCTTTCCAAAAATACAGTAACTCATATTATAAAATATAATTCTTACAATAAGAGATTAGTTGCAAATCCTAAGGAATTTTTGTCTTCTGATGTAGATATAGCAACAGATACGATTACAATTCTATCCCATGGATACGAAAACGGCCAGAAACTTATTTACACTTCAAATGCACCTGTTGGTGGTTTGGTGGATAATGAAATATATTATGCGGTTGTTATTGATGGTAATAATATCAAATTATCAAAAACGTTTTACGATTCCAAACTATCGGAACCTATTTGTATAGACTTAACGAGTCAAAGTTTTGGTGTTTTGTCGGCAGTAAATCCCAAAATTTCCGTATTTAGAAATCAAGTAGTTGAATTCGATCTTTCTGACAGTTCTTTAAGCCATTTAATCAATTCAATCCCCTCATCTTCATTTGACTTTGATTTCTATACAGATTCTGATTTTAAAAATATTTTCAATACCTCAAAATTTACAAATTCATTTGAAATTAAAAAAAGTGGAAGAATTGGAATATCCACAGATGCAAAAGTCACTTTATATGTTTCTGACAACATTCCAAAATCATTATATTATACACTAAAACCAGTATCATCGAATACGAACATTGAAAATAATATAAAAATTATAGCAGATTCGGTAAATATATTATCAAATAATCATATTTCAGTTGAAGAAAGCGGTTTTTCTGGAAATAATATTATTTCAGGAATAACTTCTACCACTTTCTCATTCAATATAGCAAAAAGACCAGAAGTTTCGTCCTATCTATCTTCAGAAGCAGTATTATCATATGTAACTAATTCTTTTACAGCAAAAGGTCCAATAGATTCTTTTAGAGCATTGTCCAGAGGAAGTCAGTATAAAAGTCTGCCAAAAATAGTTTCAATTTCATCATCAGAGGGTAAGCAGGCAATTATAAGTCCATATTCGGATAATATTGGAAAAATAGTTGTTTCTGAAATTGAAGATGTTGGTTTTGATTATTCTGCGGATAAAACAATAAGACCCACTGTAAAACTACCTCAAGTTTTAAAAGTAGATACTTTACTTTCGTTTAATTTTATAGGCATATCTTCTTTTGGAAAGAATTATACAAAGTCTCCAGACTTAATAGTAATAGATTCTGTTAGAGGTGAAGTAATAGATGATGTAGATTTGAGATATAATTTAGAAGATAAGAGTATCACCGTAGTTAGAGATACTGCAAAATTAAGCGATAGTTACCCAATAATATTGCCAATTAATAATTCAAATGGAATAGGGATTAATTCAATAACATTTAACGAGACTACTAAGGATGTCACCGTTTCTTTGGCAACAACTTATACTAGTTTATCAGATTATCCATTTGAAGTTGGCGATGAAGTTTTAATAGAAGGTACTAATGTAGGAACCGCATCGACATTAAAGGGCTATAATTCGTCGGCATATAACTATTCATTATTTAAGTTGACTTCAGTTAATCCAAATCTAGGAGGAACTTCGACGGTAACTTACAATTTGGCAGATAAGTTATCTTCAAATGAATTGCCCGGAATTTTTGATGCATCGACTTCTTATGGAAATATCGTTCCTAAAAAGTTTTTCCCAACCTTTAATATGGATTTACTATATAATAATTTCTTCACTAATGAAGAAATAACATCGGATAGTGTAAAGGCTACTATTTTTGATTGGAATTTTAGTTCTAAAATTTTAAAAGTTTATGGGAATGGAAATTTTAAAGTTGGGGATATTATAAAAGGATCTTCATCAAATACGCATGGAATTATTAAATCAGTAGACAATTATGTTGGCGACTACACTATAGGAGCATCATCAATAGTAAAAGAAGGTTCTAAAAATGAAACTGGATTCTTAAATAATAATTATCAAAAAATACATGATAGTGACTATTATCAATTTTTCTCATATTCAATTAAAACAAAAATTGACTATAACCAATGGGATGACGTAGTAACTAGTCAAAATCACACTTTAGGATTTAAAAAATTTGGAGATTTGATAGTAGAATCTTCAACAGATTCTTTTTCTGGGATTTCTACAGAACAAGATTTTGGAGACTTTGTAGGTATTTCTGATTATAGTGAAACAATAGATTTTGAAACTGTTAATGACTTTGATTTTGCTAAGGAAAAAACTATAAAAATAAATTCACAAGTTCTATCGAGTGAATTGATATTGAAAAATGTTGAAGCTTCAAATTATCTTCAATCAGTTAATAATAGAGTATTGGCGGTTGATAATATTAGCGATCAATTCAATAGTGAAGAAAGAAGTACTGTCTTCTCTGTAACAAATACTTTTAAAAGGAACTCAAATAGAAGTAAAAAATATATTGTTAATGCATATGATAGGAGATTTTCTGGAGAAAAGCAAACTTCATTGGTAACAATTTTGCATGATGATAATTTTGCACTGTTAAATCAATATGCAAAAGTTGCAACGGTGAGTGACTTGGGTTCTTTTGATATCTCTTTTATAGGTGACGAGGCGAATCTACTATTTTACCCAAATCAATATCAAACGAATGATTTTAATATAAACTTTGTTTCTTACGATCTAATTGATTCGTCATTAGGCATCTCAACACTTTCTTTTGGAGATTCTGTTAAGATTGAATCGGTAGAATCGACTATTTTACCAACTACAATTGGAGAAACTGAAATAGTATCTATTTCAACCTCATATTCTTTTGCAAAAATTCTGCTGCAAATCTCATCAAAGACTGATAATTACTACGAATACAATGAAATAAGTTTAATAAACAATGGCAATCAATTTGAATTCTTAGAATATGGTCAATTTAATAATAGTGCAGAAGCAGAGTCTTCTGTTGGATTAGGAACTTATGGAATTTCATATTCTGGTTCTACTTTAATATTATCATTTACGCCAAATAATGATTTAAATTCCGAGTATATCACAAATGCTTTGGTATTTTCATTGTCGGATTCTGTTACTAGTACTGATTCTATAAAATTAAATACAAATCTACTTAAATCATCATCAGTTTCAATTGCATCCACCCCTTCGCCTCAAGAAAAAGTAGTTTCTAGTTACGACAAAAGAGATTTTGATTCATCATATTATATCGTTTGCGTTTCTGATAGAAATAATAATAGAAAGCAGATGTCTGAAGTTATTGTAGTAAGTAACACTACAGATTCTCATATTCTAGAATATGGAAGAATTATAACTGATGAAAATTTATGTCAAATAAGTAGCAAAATTACTGGAGATAATGTTGAACTTTGTGCAACTCCATTAGCAAATACTTCTTTAGAAATAAGAGTTTTTGAAACTACTTTGGGTTTGGGAATTACGAACCCAGGAAGTTCTTCTCCAATAAATCTCGGTGCTGCTTCACTAAATGTAGGAAGTTCAATATATAATTCGACATCATCTACTGTAAAAAGACAATTTAACCTCGAATACAATCGTCTACCAATATTCCAAAGAGAGTTTGAAGCGGATAACCCAAATATAGTAAATTTATTAGATAATACAATTAAAATACCAAATCACTTTTTTGTTACTGGCGAAAAAGTCAATTATACCTACGAAGGAGAATTATCAAGTCCCATAGGAATAGCAGAAACTTCTTTTGTTGGTGTTGGAGCTACAGATAAACTAAGTACCGAACTTTATATCATAAAAATTAATGATTCTACAATTAAATTAGCGTCTTCAGCAGAGAATGCATTAAAAGAAGTTCCAAATCCAATAAACATATTATCAGTTGGAGTTGGTTCTGCACACAAATTGACTTCTACAAATCAAAATACAAAATCTCTAATAACTTTAGATAATGTCATCCAATCTCCGGTTGTTTCTACTGCAATTACTGCAAGTACTACTGCACAGATATTAATATCCGATGATATTATTAGACTTTCTGGGGTATCTTCAATATTTGCAGGGGACATTCTAAAAATAGATAATGAAATAGTAAAGATTAAAACCGTTGGATATGGACAAACAAACTCTGTTCTAGTAAACAGAGCTTGGATGGGTACGGGCATTTCATCCCACTCACAAGGAACTCTGGCAACTAAACTTTTTGGTTCTTATAATATAGTTAATAATACTATTAATTTTATAGATCCTCCATTTGGCCCAACACCTTTTACTAGCAATAAACCAAATGAAGTTGATTGGGTTGGTATAACAACATATTCTTCTTTCGGTGGAAGAATATTCCTCAGGTCTGGGTTCCAAGGAACATCTGAGGAAGCATATTCTACTAACTATATTTTGGATGACATCTCAAGTGGATTTAATGGGATTAAAACTGATTTTATTTTAAAATCCAATGGAAATGATGTATCGGGAATTGTTACAAGTAATGGAATTTTATTAATTAACCAAGTTTTCCAAACTCCACAAAGATTAACATTCCCAAATCCAATAGTCGGAAACTATTTGTTGGAAGAGAGTGCTGGAATAACTACCATTAAATTTAATGATGGAGAACTCAATTCAACTTATGATATTAACTCATCAAATGTTCCCAAAGGTGGAATAATAGTTTCTGTAGGCTCAACCAAAGGATTTGGTTATCAACCTCTAGTTTCTGCAGGAGGAACACCTATAATTTCTGTGGGAGGAACTATACAATCTATATCAATCGGAAATTCTGGTTCGGGTTATAGAGCAAAATCTTATTACAATATAGAATCCTTTACTAATTCAAATATTAGTATTGGAAGTACATTGATTTATATTGAAAATAAAAATAGCATATTTAAAATCCTTGAAAAGTTAAGCAATCAATCAAATTTTGAGATAGGGATTGGAACATATATTACAAATGCAAATATAGTTTCTATAGGTTCTTCTTTTGTTACTATAGGTATTGGCAGCACCTCACAATATCAAATACCACAAGAAACCCAAGTATCAATAAAAGTTAATAATCCATCTATTGGGTTTGTTAATGTTGGAATTGCAAGCAGTTCTAGTGGAATTTCTACAGTTACACATATTGGATTTGCAACTATAAGTAATGGAAGTATTGTTGGTCCAATAGAGATAACAAATGTGGGATTTGGATATACCACATCAAACTTACCTACTGTCATTTTTGATAATCCTATTTCATATTCAAACATTCCATTAGTTTACAGTAACGCATCATCTCTAGGATTTGGCACTGGAGCAACGATTGATATTGTTGTAGGTCAGGGTTCAAGTATAATAGATTTTGAAATCAAAAACTTTGGTTATGGATATGGTCAAGGAGAAATTTTAACTGTAGATACAAATAACATTACAGGTATACCCACAAGTAATCAATTTTCAGAATTTAATATCACAATTGAAAAAACACTTTCTGACACTTTTTCTGGATGGAGTTTTGGAGATTTAAAACTTTTTGATTCTATAGATGATTTATTTAATGGTAGCAGAAGAATTTTCTCTCTAAAAGTTAACAATTCTATTGTTTCTATAAAATCAAAACTAGGTTCTCCTATTGACATTCAATCATGCCTATTGGTATTTTTAAATAATGTCTTACAAGTTCCAGGAAATAGTTATACATTTGATGGAGGAAGTTCAATTTCTTTCAGTGAGCCCCCTAAAGTTGGCGACATTTGTACCATACTATTCTACGAAGGAACCTCTAGTGTTGATGTTGTCCCAGTGACTCCGATACAAAAAATAAAGATTGGAGATTCTGTTCAAATAAATGATGATACTTTTAATTTCTTATCTCAAGATTCAAGAACCGTAACTGACATATTATCAGTAGATTCGATAAGAACAAATAATTATGGTGGACCCGGAATAACTGAAAATGAGTCTTTATTAAGACCAATGACGTTATATAGGCAGAGGGAGGATATATTTGTCAATGGAAAAGAGGTTACAAAAGATAGAATTCAAATTGAACCGTTAATACAACCAACTACAAATATAATTCAAACCGTCAGTTTAGCATCTACAGAAATACATGTAGAATCTGTAAGGACATTTTTTGATAGCAAAAAAGAATATATAACTGGTTCTGAACCACAAAATAAAATTATAATAGTATCTCAAGACAATATAATTTCTGCTGCCGCCACAGCTATTATTTCTCCAGTTGGTATTGTTTCTTCAATATTAATAACTGAGGGTGGTTCTGGATATGATCCACAAGCAGTTCCTGATATCACAATTCAAAATCCAATAGGTTTTGGTTCTGAATTTGCACCAAGAGTCAGAACTATTGTTTCTGCCGCAGGAACTGTTTCTTCAGTAAATATTGATTTTGTTGGTAGTGGGTATACGACCACAAAACCTCCAATAGTTTTAATTGAACCACCATCACCAGTAACAGAGGTTATTGATAACATCACATATAAAGGAGATTTTGGAACTATTGTTGGATATGGACAAACTATGGTTGGTATTCAAAAGTATAAAATATTTGATTTGTATATCCCAGATGATTCCACTTTACGAGACCAATCAATTGTAGGAATAGCAATAACAATCAGTCAAATTGAAGTTGGAGATTATTTTGTAATAAAAGACTCTGTTGTGAGTATTTCCACAGATTCTTATCCATCTTACAGGAATGATGGTTCTTTAATTGGCATTTCAACTCAATTTATAGATTCAATATATCAAGTTAGCAACATTCAAATACTAAATTCAAATATTATTGGAATTGGAACAACATATATTAAGAGAGTCTTTGTAAAATCAGATGATTCATCTAGTGTAGGATTGAGTACAATTGGATTAGGTTCTTCAACTATAACATTTGATTCCACATATTATACTTGGGACTATTTTGACACTAGTTCATTAACTTCGTATAGTACAATATATTATGGTGGCGAATACACTTGGGGTAAACTGACAGATATTAATAGAATAAATCCAAAGCAGTTTAATTCTTATGGAATTAATGGAATCACCACATCCGCGAGTGTTATTAGAGTTAATCCATTAAAATATAATAACTATAGTTAGTTCATAAATATGTAAAAAGGTAATATCTATCAATGTCTAAATTAGGAATAAATACTGGTTCAACTCCTAATGCCGGTGATGGCGATACATTGCTGGTTGGTGCAATTAAAATTAATGAAAACTTTGATGAAATATATAACTTTTTGGGTGATGGCGTAAATCTTGATGTTGCAATATGGGATAAACGTAGTACTGGAATTACTACAACGTTAAGTGTTGGTATAGGTACAACAAATGTAACTAGCAGACTTACTGTTTCTGGGGATGGCAAATTTACAGGAATAGTCACAGCTACAACTTTTAATGGCCAGATTAATTCTGGTTTTGGTACAATAAGTGATTTTACAAATACTAATAGTAATATTACAAATTTGACTGGTACTGCAGCAACAATTACAACTTATTTTGGAACAGATCTAACGGTAACAAATACAACTACAACGAATTTAAATGCAATTTCTATCATAGGTTCTGCCAGTACTATTACAAATTCAAATAATACAAATTCCAATATTACTAATGCAAATATTACTAATATTGTGGGTTCTTCTGCAACTATTAGTTCAGTATCTTCTAATATTATCACTACAGATACTTTAACTGGCACATCTTGCACAATAACAAATTTAACTGTAACAAATTCGAATGTTAATGATTTAATTTCATCAAATATTAATTGCTCCGGAATTTCAACTCTCCCCAATATTATTAATGATAATATTTTCTCTACGGGGATTATAACTGCAACAAGTTTCTCTACAGGAGCAACAGGAACCGCAATTAATATTACTGCAAATTCTATTACAGGTCCATCAACAATTATTATTGATCCAGAAACTATAGGTGATAATGTTGGAATTATAAGAATAAAAGGAGATTTATATGTTGATGGAGATCAATTTATTGTCAGTTCATCAAATATTGAGTTAGCGGATTTTAATGTCGGAATAGCAACTTCAGTTGGTACTAACTTATTACTAGACGGTGCTGGTATTGGCATAGGTTCGACAAATATTACAAAAACAATACTTTATCATTTTTCAAGCGATTCTTGGAAATTGAGTGAGAATCTGAATTTAAACTCAGGTAAAAGTTATAAAATTGGTGATTCTGAAATATTAAGTTCGGACCAATTGACGATTACAAATATTTCATCTATTGGAATTGGTACAATTTCAACACTAAACAGCACAGATTTAACTACTCAAAATGCAAATATTGCAAGTCTTACAGGAACATCTTCAACCATAACATCTTTAAATTGTTCAAGTGTAACGACAGATAATTTAGTAGGTACTCTAAGCACAATCACTACCCTAAACTCGACAGATTGTATAGTTTCTACTTTAAATTCAAATTCATTAAATGTAATTGGTGTTTCTACTTTAAGTGGTATTACTACAGTGAGTAATGGAACATTATTTGCACAAGAAGTTAGTATATCCGGTATTTCTACATTTGAAAGTACTGTAACTTTTAAAGATAATATAAATTTTGATGATGATAAGTATATTAATTTAGGTTCTCCAAATTCATTCAGAGTTTATCACGCATCTAGTGAATTTGCTGGAGGCCAAAGTAGTCAAGTTAGAGATATTTCTGGTAGTTTCCCATTAATTCTTGGGGCTAAAGAAGTTAAGTTGACTGATGAAACTGGACTAATAGAGTACTCTGTTGCAAGCACTGGGGGGTTATCAGTTAGTGGAACTGTATCTTCAAATCAGTTAAATGTCTCAGGAATTTCAACATATTCGAGTGATGTAAATGTTGGTGTAGACACCTCTGTTGGTATAATTTTAAGTTCTCCCAATGGAACTAGATATAGAATAATCGTTATGGATGATGGAACTCTAGATACAATTGCAATTTAACAGATAAATAAATAAAAAACTATAAAAATGTCTGCAATTATAACTAATCAATTCAGAATTTTAAATGCTAACTCCTTTATATCTGATGTAGAATCGGAAGAAAATAGTTATTATGCTTTTGTTGGCCTACCAAATCCTACAAATTATAATGAAAATTGGGATTTTAGTCCTCCATCTCCAAAAGATAGTTTTGAGCAAGAAGATGATTATTGGGACACAATGATAGCATTAAAAAGAATTTTTAGTGATGATGTTAGGCAAGTCATAAAAAGAAATACTTGGACCTCCGGCACTACTTATGACATGTATAGGCATGATATAAGTAGGACAAATTTATCAAAACCATCAGAAGCTACAAATTTATATAATGCAAATTACTACGTAGTAAATGATGATTATAAAGTTTATATTTGCTTATACAATGGTGTTGACCCAGAAAATCCTGTAGGAAAACCATCTATTGACCAACCAATTTTTACTGATTTAGAACCAAGAACTGCGGGAGATAGTGGAGATGGATATATATGGAAATATTTGTTTACTATTAAACCAAGTGATATTATAAAATTCGAATCTACTAATTATATACCTGTTCCAAAAAACTGGTTAACAAACACAGAAAATTCTGCAGTAAGAAATAATGCAGCAACAAGTGGACAAATAAAGATTGCAACAATAAAAAATAGGGGAGTGGGGGTTGGAACTGCAAATGCAGTTTACTCAAATGTACCAATTAAAGGAGATGGTAGTGATGCAAAGGCTACTATTGTTATTAATGGAGACTCAAAGGTTTCTTCAATAACCATATCTAACGGTGGTTCTGGATATACTTATGGTACGGTGGATTTAAAATCCGGAGGTGTTCCTGATGCTACGATTTCACCAACGTTTGATGTCATTATTCCTCCCGATGGTGGTCATGGAGCAAATGTTTATAAAGAACTTGGAGCAACTAACGTATTACTTTACTCTAGGTTAGAAAATAGTATTCAAAACACAATTTTTACTACAGGAAATCAAATTGCTAGAGTTGGGATAGTTAGAAATCCAAAAAATGCAAATTCAGATACAAATTTAATTGTAGACAAGGCCAGCGCAGTATACGCATTAAAATTAGTTGGGGTTGGATATAGTAACGCAATTTTTCTTCCAGATTCTACAATTAAACAGACAGTTGGTTTAGGATCAACTGCAGTTGGTAGAGTTGTTTCCTATGATAAAATAACAGGTGTTTTAAAGTATTGGCAGGATAAATCTTTAGTTGGGTTTAATTCGGACGGAACTTCAAATCCATCATCTGCCATATATGGATTTGGAATGAATAGGTTTACGTCAAACCCATCAAGTGGTGGTTCTTTACTCATCGAAGGTGGAAACACAAATTTGGGTATAGACACAAGTTTTAGCGGTATTTCCACTATCCTAAATAGTAAGACATATTATCTTGGTCAAGTTTTTGTCAATGGAGTATCAAATCCAGACGTTAAAAAATACTCTGGAGATATACTTTATGTTGACAATAGACCCTCAATAACGAGGTCATCTAATCAAAAAGAAGACATTAAGATTATTTTGCAGTTTTAAAGAATTATGGCACAAGAACTTAATCTCAATATATCCCCATATTATGATGACTATGACCGAGATAAAAACTTTTTCAGAGTACTGTTTAAACCAGGATTTCCGGTACAAGCTAGGGAATTAACTACTTTGCAGTCTATGCTGCAAAATCAAATTGAGCAGTTTGGAAATCATTTTTTTAAAGAGGGTTCTGTAGTAATCCCAGGCAACTTAACATATAAAAATGATTTAAATGCCGTAATCTTAGAAAATCAATTTCAAGGCAAACCATCATCATATTACTTAGATACTCTAATTGGTTCGGAGATAAAAGGACAAACCAGTGGAGTAACTGCAACTATTCAAGCATTCTTACCTCAGGGTAGCGGCGTAGAGAATACTACATTATATGTAAAATATTTGGCTTCTGGTACAGGCAATGAGCAGTTAACATTTTTAAACGGAGAAACTTTACTAGTAAATGATGACGATACTATTGTTGTAGACAAACAATCTCTAGAGTCAGCTGGAGAAGATAATGATGATGATATTAAAGAATTGAGTTTGTTGCGAGGTCAGTCTTTTGCAACAACAATAACAGGAAAAAGCACTTTTAAAGGTTCTGCAGTATATTTGGAAGAGGGAGTATATTTTATAAGAGGATTTTTTGTAACAGTTCCTACAAGTGTTTTATATCTTTCGCCATATTCAGCAACACCAAGTGCAAAAGTTGGTCTTAGAATATTTGAAAGAATAGTAGATTCTTTTGATGACGAAACTCTAAACGATAATTCTCAGGGATTTAATAATTTTGCCGCACCTGGAGCAGATAGATTATCTATTTTTGCAAAACTAGACCAAATTCCATTAGACGCTACTGATTTAGATAATTTTGTCGTTTTGATGGAAATAGAAGATGGTGTATTAAGAAAGTTTAATAAAAAACCAGAATATAATGTATTTGCCCAAGAACTGGCAAGAAGAACTTACGATGAATCTGGAGATTATTACGTCAATTCTCCCGTTATTACTGCTAGAGAAACTTTAAATAATCTAAAGGGAAATAATGGTATTTTTACAGAAGAGCAGTTAACTTATGATAACAATCAACCAAGCGAAGATTTAGGAACTTATAGCATTTCTCCAACTAAAGCATATGTAAAGGGGTTTGAAATTGAATCTATTAGTCCAGGATTTTTTGATTTTCAAAAGCCAAGAACAACAAAAACACTAGCAGACCAAAGTGTAAATTACACTACTGGGTATTCTCTTTCTCTGAATAGAGTTTATGGTTCGCCAATAATTGGATTTGGCACTAGTTATTATGTAACTCTTAGAGATTCTAGAGTAGGAACTTCTTCCCTAGTCCCTGCAGGAAATGAAATTGGAGTTGCAAGAGTATATGACTTTGCTTTAGAATCTGGTTCCTATACAACTTCATCTCCACAAGAAAATGTATGGGATATTTCTTTATATGACATACAAACATATACAAATTTAACCCTTAACACACCAATAACACTAAATACCCCAACTCACATTAAGGGTAGACAAAGTGGTGCTTCTGGATTCTTGAGATATCCAGTTTCTGCAGGAGTTGCTTTAACTGTTTATGATGTACAGGGGGCATTTTCTTTAGGTGAAAAATTAATTTTTGATGGTGTAGATAATAACAGAATTGTTAAAAAAACACGTCAATACTCAATGAGTGACGTTGAATCTTTATATGGAATTGTAGGAACCGCCTTCACTTTTTCTGCAGACACTATACAGTCAGTTTCTGTTCCAATAGGTCAGGTAACAATTGGTGCTAGAAGTGGAAATATTTCGGTTGTTACTTCTGTTGAGAATTTCTTTACCGGAGTTGTAACTACCGGGAATTTAGTTGCATTTACCAATCCAGGAGTTTCTACGGTTACTTTCGCATCTGTTGAGTCAGTTTCTGGAAAAACTTTAACTATCAGCGGAGTAACAACCGTCCATGGAATATGTGATGGAGCTTTGCCCACATCATCAATAAATCCAACTGACTTTAGGATTCTATCAACTCCTGTACCAACTTCTTCAGATAATACTTTATACACAGTATTGCCCAAGAGAAACTTAGAAAGTGTAGATTTAAATGAAACAAATTTAACAATAAAAAAACAATATGATGTAACAATTGTATTGGGTTCAACCGAAATTATAAGTGCGGGTGCAAATGAGACGTTTTTACCCTATGATGAAGAAAGATATACTTTAATAACTGAAGACGGTAACACTCAACCATTAAGTTCAAATAATTTAGTATTTTCAAATGGTTCGTTATCATTACAGATAAAAGGATTGTCTGGAAGTGGTAGAGCAAAATTAATAACCACATTAAGAAAAATAAATATAAAATCTAAAATAAAAACAAAGAATAGGGCAAATGTATTAATAGTAAATAAATCATCTTTACCCTCCTCAGGAATTGGTGGAACCACTCTTAATGATGGTTTAGTATATGGAAATTATCCATATGGCACCAGAGTTCAAGATGAAGAAATTTGCTTATTGGAACCAGAAGTAACAAGAGTTTATGGAATTTTTGAATCTAATGATATAAATGATCCAGACCTACCATCTCTAGTTCTCACATCTCTAAGTGGCCCAACAAATAGAGTTGGCGACTTATTGATTGGCGAAGAATTTGTTGGAAGAACTAGTAAAGCAATAGGATTATACTCTGAAAAAATTAACGACCTAAAGATAGGGTTTGTATATGTAAATTCAAATAAATTTATCGAGGGGGAGGAAATAGTATTCAAAGAAAGTGGTATAACTGCAAACATTTCTTTGGTTGACGTTGGAGATAGGGACGTAACATCTTTGTTCCTATTAGATACAAATCAAAAATCAACAATTTATGACTATTCGAAAATAATAAAACAAAGTAAAGCAAAAACTTTATCGAGAAAATTAAAAATAGTTTACGAATCGGCAAGTTTCTTACCGTCAGATACCGGGGATATAACTACAGTAAATTCATATGAACAATTCGATTATTGTGAAGTAGATGCCGTTGATGACGATGTTCGTTCTACAGATATTATTGATATTAGACCTAGAGTTTCTTCAATAGAAGTTACTGCCGGTTCAAGATCTCCTTTTGAATTTTTTGGTAGAAACTTTACTTCAGCAGGAAATTCTGCACCTAATATTTTAGCTTCAGATGAGTCTATTATCTTAACATATTCCTTCTATTTACCTAGAATAGATAAAATTTTGTTGGATAAAACTGGTTTATTTTACATTAAGTACGGTATTTCTGCAGAAATACCACAGGTTCCACTCACAAATGATGATGCTATAGAACTAGCAACTGTATATCTCCCCCCATATCTTTGCAATATTGATGATGCTGAGATTGAAATTAAAGAGCACAGAAGATATACTATGGCAGATATTGGCAGACTTGAAGATAGGATAGAAAACTTAGAATACTACACTTCTCTCTCTGCTTTAGAAATTGATACTTCTAATTTCACTGTAACTGATGAAAATGGACTGAATCGTTTTAAATCTGGATTTTTTGTCGATAATTTTTCTACAACAATTGCACAAAATAAATCAACTACTGTTAAAAATAGTATTGATACCCAAAATTTAGAACTAAGACCAACCCACTATACAACATCATTAGATTTACAATTAGGAACAACCTCTAAAATAAGTCTATCAAGAAATTCTGGACCATTAAGACCAAACGCAGATTCTAGAGTTGATAGATCATTGATAGGAAGTGGAGTAAGAAGAACTGGCCAACTTATTACTTTAGACTACAATGAAGTAAGATTAATTAATCAACCATATGCAACTAGATCTGTTAATGTCAATCCATTTGCAGAAGAGTTCTATACAGGAACTATAGAACTATATCCATCATCTGATGTTTGGGTCGATCAGGTAAGAGTAAAACCAAACACTGTAGAAATTGGAGATGCATTTACTGAGACAAGTTTACAAACAAGAACTACTCAAAATGATCAACAGACAGGTTTAGCGCCAGTGACATGGAATTCTCATGAAACTTGGTCTCCACCTACAACAAATGCACCAAAAGCAGAAACTAAACCCACTGCAACAACCACTTCAACACCTAATGCAGCTCAAACTGCCGCTAGTTCTGCTCCACCAAAAACTGTTCCAAAAGTTAATAAACCTAAAGTATCAAGTCCAGGTGTTTCAGCTTGCGCTCTTCCTTCAAAACTTAAAGGTGGTATCAACGCCAACATGGGTGGCGGTGGCGGCGGTGGTGGAATGGGCGGTGGCGGCGGTGGTGGAATGGGCGGTGGTGGAATGGGCATGGGTTCACACTCCGTTGCTCCAAGAATACCAAAAGATGGGGCAAATAGTTCTTTTGTAATGCCACCGATGAAAACATTGCCAGCAACCAGACCAGAAGATAGAACTAAAAAAGAAGGTCAACTAATAAAAGACAATAACAAATATGTTAAGCAGGTCCTTAAAGGTAAAATGGGAACTGTTGATAAACTCTTAGATATTAGGACAGGTCAGGTAAAACGAGATGACAAGGGTAAACCAAGAATTAAAGATCCAAATATCTTAAGTAAACCCACAAATAATACAGGCTCTATTATGGGGGCAGGTATGGGTCAAAATAGGGCTCCAAAAATACCAGGAACTAATTTAAGGATGGGAAAACGTTCTTAACATTGATGCAGTTTTGTCCTAAATAATAACTTAGATAGGACAATTCAATAAAAATATCAACAATATAAAATAAGGAAAAAAATGACTACTTTAGCTCCACCATCAATGACCGCACCAAAAGAACCGCAGTCAAAAACGGTATCTTTTGGCGATAGAGTTCTAGCATCTAAAGTATTACCTTATATGAGGTCTAGAAACATTGAATTTACTGCAAAAAGGATGAAACCTCTTACTAGAGTTTATCCTTTTTTTGGTGGAGTTGATGTTAGCAAATTTGTTGTTCCAAAACTAATTGAGATTAGAATGACATCTGGAGTTTTCCAGGTCGGAGAAACTGTTGTTGGTTCTTTTGATAATCCACAATTACCAAGTTGCAGATTTAGAGTTGCTGTACAAAATCATAAGTATGGCGATTATACAAATCCAGAAGATATTTTTGATATTAATCCATACAATCAAAATCAAACAATTCCTGTTAACTATTCAGCAACTTCAACCATTTTGAATGTTGACACATATAGTTTATCCGATAAGGCGTCGGATTTTTTAGGTTATATTGCTGTTGGAATGAAACTTAGGGGGTCAACAACCAAAGCGGAGGCAACAGTCACCGATTTAAGACTAGTGACAAATGATGATGGGGTTGTTATTGGATCATTTTTTATTCCAAACCCAAATGTAGATGCAAATCCCACATTTGAAGCGGGTGTTAGAGCTTTCAGACTTACAAGTAGTAGAGTCAATTCTCTAGTTGTTGGAACTTTTACAACGGCAGCAGAAGAAAATTATCATGCCGAAGGTAAAATAAATACCGTACAAGAAAATGTCATAGTCACTAGACCAGTTCGAGTAGAAACCAATATTACTCAAGTAATCAATGTCATAGGTGGACCTGGAAACGAAGATGTATTTATTGATTTCCCAATAGATTACCCAACACCAGTTCCAACACCGGGACCAGGACCAACACCAGGACCAACACCAGGACCAACACCAGGACCAACACCAACACCAACACCAACACCAACACCAACACCAACACCAACACCCAAACCAGCACCAACAACAATTTACTACAACTATGGCACAAAGCAACTTTATGATGGTGGTGCTGGTAGATTGAAAGAATTAGCTAAGGATGCAGGACTTTCTAAGAAGGAAATTAAAAATATTGATAAAGATATGAGCGCAAAGGCTCAAAATAGAATTGTTAACAAGATAAACAACAGTGATTTTGCATCGGCGGCAAATATACAAGTTGGAACTGGCAATATTAAGCATGGACAAAAAACAGTAACAAATCCAGGAAATAATTTGGCAAAAGTGGCAGTTGAAGGAAGTAGAGTTGGTGGAGGAACTGCAGGCCAAATGGGCGGCGGCGGTGGTGGCGGCGGCGGCGGTGGTGGCGGCGGTGGTGGCGGTAGTGCCCCAATGGGCGGTGGTGGCGGTGGCGCTCCCTCTGGCGGCGGTGGTGGCGGCGGTGGAATGGGTGGCGGCGGTGGTGGCGGCGGCGGCGGTGGTGGCGGCGGTGGTGGCGGCGGTGGTGGCGGTGGCGGTGGCGGCGGTGGTGGCGGCGGTGGTGGTGGTGGTGGAATGGGCGGCGGCGGTGGTGGCGGCGGTGGTGGCGGTGGCGGCGGCGGTGGTGGTGGTGGTGGAATGGGCGGCGGCGGTGGTGGCGGCGGTGGTGGCGGTGGCGGCGGCGGAAAAATGAGCGATATACGCCTTAAGAAGAATATTATTTCTATAAATAATGCATTACAAAGATTAATGAATATAAACTTTTAAAAAATGAAATATCTTGATAGATTATCAAATATAAATGGAAAATATTATGAGTGGAACGATAAAATGAAAGATTTGAGTGGAAAAAGTGGATTTGACTATGGAGTAATAGCTCAGGAAATTCAAAGAGAATTTCCTGAGATGGTAATGGTGGATGACTCTGGATATTTTTCCGTGGACTATATACAGTTAATCCCGGTTTTAATAGAAGCTGTTAAAGAGTTAAAATTAGAAATAGATCTATTAAAGGAAAATAAATAGTAAAAAGTCTCAATAAAATGAAAGTTGTAAATCCATTAGCTCAATCCTTTTATATTGATAACGACTCTGGAGTTTTTATAACTTCGGTAGATTTATATTTTTCAGCAAAAGATAAGTCTTTGCCAGTAGCAGTTCAACTGAGACCAATGGAATTGGGAGTTCCTACCCCAAAAGTATATCCATTCAGTGAGGTTGTATTAAATCCAAAACAAATACAAGTATCGGATGATGCATCTTTACCGACGAGGGTTGTTTTTCCATCTCCAGTATACTTAAGTGGTAAAAAATTTCATGCCATAGTTGTTATGGCAAACTTACCAACATATAGTCTTTGGGTTTCTAGATTAAATGAAGTAGATGTTACCACACTTGCTGGGTTAGAATCAAAGCAATTATTGGTAACAAAGCAACCACTATCTGGTGGATTATTTAAATCTCAAAATGGAGAAACTTGGACAGAAAGTGGATTTGAAGATTTAAAGTTTACACTTTACAGAGCAAACTTTACATCTTCTTTTGGTGATTTTAATTTTTATAATCCAGATTTAACCGTAGCGAATAATCAGATTGCAGAATTAGTACCCAATCCCTTAGAATTTAATTCTAAGAGAATTCGTGTTGGTTTAGGTACAACAATTCAAGACAATATTTTAAAATTAGGAAATACAATAGTACAGCAGGGAAGTAATGCTTCTGGCAATTATGTTGATTCTGCGGGTATTGCTACAGGTAGTTTAACAATCGTAAATCCCGGAATAGGATACACACCATCATCGGGTAGTCTAACATATACGGGAATAGCATTAACCAGTATCACCGGTGAGGGTAAGAATGGGACAGTTGATGTAACAATTACTGATGGGGTTGCAGTAGCAGCAACAATAAACAGTGGCGGAACTGGTTATAGTGATGGAGATATTGTCACAATATCGCAGTTAGGTAATGATGATATTGGTATTAATTTACTAATGTCTGTACAAAATCTTTTTGGAATAAATGAATTAATTTTAGATAATGTTCAGGGAGACTTTGTAACTGGAATTGGAAATACTCTACAGTATATCAATAGTTCAGGTATCCGAACAGATATAAATGGCGGAGGTGTTTTGATTGTAGATGGAGAAATTGATACTGAAACTGATGGATTGCATATAAAGGTAAACCACAGGAACCATGCAATGCACGCCGAAGAAAATAATGTCGTAATAAGAGATGTATTGCCGGATATCAAACCAGTTAAGTTAACTCAAAATTATAGTGCATCATCAACGGGAAATATTGTTGTTGATTCTGTAGCAAAATTTGATACATTTGAAAACGTAGGAATTAGTAGCACTAATCCGGGTTATATACGAATTGGTAGAGAAATTATTGCATATCAGGGGATTTCAGGAAACACTCTTACAGGAATAACAAGACAAATAGATCAAACTAGAAATTTCACATATTCTGCAGGAGCTCCCGTTTATAAGTATGAACTCAATGGAATTTCTTTAAGAAGAATCAATAAAACACATACTCTACAGGATTCTACAATTACAGATTCCATAGACTTTGATTATTATCATATTAAAGTTGACACTTCATCGGGAGGAAATACGAGTCCATTACCTCAAGGACAAGTAGATAGAAGTGTTGGTACATCCTTTCCAAAGTTATACATTAATGAAACAAAAATAACCGGTGGAGATAAAATTACAGCGACTCAAAATATACAATTTGAATCAGCAAAACCAGTTATTCAGACATTAACACTCAACGGAACTGATATTTCTGCAAGAGTAAGAACTGTATCTGGAACAAGTGTAGATGGTTTGGAATTTTCTTTTTATGATCAGGGATTTGACGAAATAAACTTAAATAAAACTAACTATTTTGAATCTCCAAGATTGATATGCTCAAAAGAAAATGAGCAGCAATTTTTATCATCCAATAATGAATTCTTTGGCAATAAATCATTAACAGTGAACATGTTTTTGGAAACTACTAATAGGTTTATTTCGCCGGTAGTTGACTTAGATAGGGCATCGATGATTTTTGTTACCAACAGAATTAATAATCCCATCCAAAATTATGCCGCAGATGATAGAGTTTCCACTTTAAAAGATGACCCATCATCCTTTGTTTATGCAACAAACCCAATACAATTAGAAATTCCAGCAACCTCTATAAAGGTAATTGTAGCTGCATATATTAATGAATATAGTGATTTAAGATGCTTATATGCAATAAAAAATGATCCAAATCAAGAATTGATTTACTATCCTTTCCCTGGTTATTCGAATGAATCCAGTGCAGATGACCCAGATTTGTATAGAGCATTAAGTGATGGAACTTCCGATAATAAGATAGAAAAAAGTAAATCTTTAGCATTCAAAAGTAATGAACTGTCTTTTACAGATCATGAATTTACTATTTCAAATCTTCCAGCATTTAAATATCTTAGTATTAAATTAATTGGTGCGGGAACAAATCAGGCGTATCCACCAAGATTAAAAGACTTAAGAGTTATTTGTTTAGCATGATATGGATTACATAAAAGTAAAGGATCATAACAATTTAATAAGGGATCCAAACAGCCAAGCTATTTTAAATTTAGATATGAATGAATATAATAACTACATGAAATTAAAAAAGATAAAAGAAAATGAATCAAATAGAGTAAAAAAATTAGAAAATGATGTTGGAGATATAAAAAATGATTTAGATGATATCAAAAATTTACTTAGGAGTTTGATTGATGGATCCAAATAAAATAGTTTTAGACGATATTAACAAGATGTTTGAATATGAAAAGTTGGCAAGGGATATTGATACTATTCAAGATTTAGAAACCCTAAGACAATACTCAAAAGCGTACATAAAATTATATTTGAAACAACAAGAAGTTGTATCTAAGTGGGGTTAAGACATTCATAAATATTTAAAAAAGATTGAATAATGGCGCAACCATCTACCAGACAAGAATTGATAGATTATTGTAAAAGAAAACTGGGAGCGCCAGTTTTAGAGATTAATGTTGCTGATGAGCAAATTGAAGATTTAGTTGATGATGCAATTCAGTTTTTTCAAGAAAGACATTTTGATGGAGTATATCCAACTTTTTACAAATACAAATTAACTCAAAATGACATAGATAGAGGAAGGGCAGGTCACTCTGGTGGAATAGAAAATGGTGTTGGTATAGCAAGCACTAGTGTAACAACAAATATTTCGGGAACTTCAGCAACTTTCAATTATTATGAAAATAGCAATTATCTTCAAGTTCCACCCAATGTAATTGGTATTAATAAAATTTTTACTTTTGATGGTGCAAACACTATAACTAACAATATGTTTAGTGTGAAATATCAATTATTTTTAAACGATGTTTATTATTGGGGTGCAGTTGAGTTATTAAGTTATGCAATGGTTAAAACTTACTTGGAAGACTTGGATTTTTTACTAAACACTCAGAAGCAAATAAGATTCAACAAAAGGCAAGATAGATTATATTTAGATATTGATTGGTCATCGGTTAGAGAAGGTGAGTTTATCATTATTGATTGTTACTCAACTTTAGATCCAAATGATTATTCAAGAGTTTGGAATGATTCTTTCTTAAAACCATACCTAACCTCATTAATTAAAAAACAGTGGGGTCAAAATATGATGAAATTTACTGGCGTTAAGCTCCCAGGTGGAGTCGAATTGAATGGAAGACAGATGTATGAAGATGCCCAAAGAGAAATTGATATTTTGATGGAAAAAATGTCGAATACATACGAACTTCCCCCATTTGATATGATTGGATAAGATATGTTAAACCCATTTTTTCAACAAGGCTCAAAATCGGAGCAAGGACTTATTCAAGATTTGATTAACGAACAACTTAGAATGTATGGAATTGACGTTCACTATATTCCAAGAAGTTTTATCACAGAAAAAACTGTCATTAGAGAAGTTATAGAATCAGAATTTAATAATGCATATCCAATAGAGGCTTACATAGACAACTATGAAGGATATGGTGATAATACGACTATTCTTTCAAAGTTTGGAATTCAATCTCTAAACGAGATTAATTTAATTATATCTAGAGAAAGATTTAAAAACTATATTTCGCCACTTATTCAAAACCAAACAAATATCAAATTATCATCAAGACCAAAAGAGGGTGATTTAATTTATTTTCCTCTTGGTAATAGATTATTTGAAATTAAATTTGTAGAGCACGAAAAACCATTTTATCAACTTCAAGGTCTTTATACATATCAACTTAAGTGCGAACTGTTTAGA